ATGGAACTGAAAGGCAGCGATCTCGGCGACTACAGCGAGCCGTACCGCGGCTTCGAGATCGAAGTGAAGACCCAGCAGGTGTGGGACGGCGAGCACGTGCACTACCGCGTGCTGCAAGGCGACGCGGTGCGGATCGACTGGCGGCTCGTGAAGGTCGACGGGCTGCTGCTGACCGAGCGCCGGGTGATCGAGCGCGTGCTGAACGAGGCGCGGCGCGCGGTCGATGCGGAGCTTGCCGGCGACGCGGATGCATAGCGCCGGGCGGGCAGGGCGCCGGTTGCGGTAAAATGGCAGGTTGCTTCCTGCGCCTGCTCGTTGCCCGAATTCCATGCCCGTTTCGTCTTCGCTTCCTCCCCGCCGCGTGTCCGTGGCGCCCATGCTGGACTGGACCGACCGTCATTGCCGGTCGTTCCACCGCACGCTCACGCGCCACACGTGGCTCTATACGGAAATGATCACGACCGGCGCGCTGCTGTTCGGCGACGCGCAGCGCCACCTCGCGTTCACGCCGAGCGAATCGCCGGTCGCGCTGCAGCTCGGCGGCAGCGAACGGGACGATCTCGCGCGCGCCGCGAAGCTCGGCGAACAGTGGGGCTACGACGAAATCAACCTGAATTGCGGGTGCCCGTCGGAACGGGTGCAGCGCGGCGCGTTCGGCGCGTGCCTGATGAACGAGCCGCAACTCGTCGCGGATTGCGTGAAGGCGATGCGCGACGCCGTGTCGGTGCCGGTGACCGTCAAGCACCGGATCGGCGTCGATGCGGTCGAAGAGTATGCGTTCGTGCGGGATTTCGTCGGCACGGTTGCTGAGGCGGGCTGCGAAGTGTTCGTCGTGCATGCGCGCAACGCGATCCTGAAAGGGCTGTCGCCGAAGGAAAACCGCGAGATTCCGCCGCTCAAGTACGACTATGCATATCGGCTGAAGCGCGACTTCCCGTCGCTGGAGATCGTGATCAACGGCGGCATCAAGACGCTCGACGAAGTTGCGCAGCATCTCGAACACGTTGACGGCGTGATGCTCGGCCGCGAGGCGTATCACAATCCTTATGTGCTGGCGGGCGTCGATGCGCGGTTCTATGGCGCGAACGACGCGGCGCCGACGCGCGAGGAAGCGGAAGCGCGGTTGATCGAATACTGCGCGGCGGAGCTGAAGCGCGGCACGTACCTCGGTGCGGTCGTGCGCCACGCGCTCGGGCTGTATCGCGGCGTTGCGGGCGCGCGCGGCTGGCGGCGCGTGCTGTCGGACAACAAGAAGCTCGCGCGCGGCGATCTGGCCGTGTTCGACGAGGCGCGGGCGCATCTTTACGCGGCCGAAGAAATTTTTGAAAAAAACGCTTGGCAAGAATAAAAAAGCTCCATATAATCTCACTTCTTCGCTGCTGAACGACAAAGCGACGCAGCAAAGAAGCAAGCGGTATCAGTGGTGGCTGTAGCTCAGTTGGTAGAGTCCAGGATTGTGATTCCTGTTGTCGTGGGTTCGAGTCCCATCAGCCACCCCACAGAATTACTTTAAAAACAGCGCCTTAGAGGGCGCTGTTTTTGTTTGCGGCGTCGAGATCAAGATTTTTGGAAGATGAGATTCCAAATTTTGGAAGATCTCTCGCAAGAGAAACCCGCCACTGAGCGGGTTTTTTATTTCCGACGTCAGCGCGTCGCCCGCACTTTTCGCTGCCGGCGCCGGTCGTAGGTCTTCCGCACCATGCGTTCGTCTGCATGGCCCGTCGCGTCGATGATTCGGTCGTCGCCTTCCTCCTGCCGATCGGTCACGGCTGCCGGGCGCATGTCGCGCAGCGAGAATCGCTCGAAGGAGACGCCGCGCGCCTGCGCTTCTCTCTCGCAGTAACCCATCAGGCGCGACCAGTTCGTGTTCCAGCCGCTGCGCGTGTACACCTGACCTGCCGTGTTGCCGAAGACGTGGGCGCTGGACGTTCGCTGCAGCGCGAGCGCTTCATCGATCACGGCTTTCAGCTCGGGTGACCACAGCACCAGCTTCACGCGCTGCTGCTCGCCGGCCTTGCGCTTAGCGATCGGCACTTCGACGCCGTCGGCCGTGATCGACTGCCGGTGCAACTCGCGCATCTCCGTCGGCCGGCTGACGGTCAGGTACGCCGCCTTCACGCAGAGCGCGAGGATCACGTACGTCGAGCTGGCATGCTGGTCGCCGACACTTCGCCGCGATCGCGCGACCTCGACGGCGAGTTCGATCTCGTCCTGCGTGACGTAGCGCTGGCGCGGCCGCGTCGGGTTGTATTCGATGCCGCGGCAAGGGTTTGTCTCGACCTCTCCGCGCCGACGGCCGAATTCGAGGATAGCGGACAGCAGGGCGACTTCCTTGTTCGCCTTCGCGGGCGCGCCGAGTTGCGCACGCTTGTCGAGGTACCCGTAGACGTGTTTCGGTTTGATGGCTGCCGGCGACATCTTTCCGAAGACCGCGGCGAGGCGCTTCGCTTCATTGCGGTTCTCGTCGAGGGTGATCTGCGCCTTCCGGCGCTCGTCGGTCGTCGGCAGGCCCTCCTGCCATTCGAAGTAGCGAGTGATGAGGGCTTCGAGCGTGCCTGGCTCGATGGCGTTGCCGTTCAGCGCCTCGGCGCGCTCGATCGCCTGCTTCCTGATTTCGGCGATCGTTTCCTTGTTGCGCGCCGGCGCGGAAAGACGGAACGCCCATTTCCCGTTCGGTAGCTTGTAGCCGAAGCTGACCTTGTGTTTCCCGTAGTTTGCGTAGAGCCGGAACGGCAATCCGTCCGGCCGCTTGCGTCGTCCGATCATGGTTAGAGTGCGGCAAAGTTCGGTTCTTCTGACGTGGCGGCGCGGTGCCGGCGCGCGGGGGTGGCCGGTGCGGTGCCGTTCATGCGGGCGTCATAGTATTCGCGTGCCACCAGCGGCACGCCGGCGATGTTCACCGCGAACGGCCAGTGATTGCGCTCGAGCCAGCGCTTCATGCAGGCGAGGCTGCGCGGTTTGCAGCCGACCAGCTCGGCGAGCTCCGGCGTCGTGAGGTAGAGGTTCATCACTGGTCCTTCGGGAATTTGGGATCTGGCGCCGCGGCGTGCTGCGTCGGCTGCGCCGTGTCGAGAACATGGGCGGCGTGACGCGCATAGGTGGCGACCGCCCGCCAGTAAGCAGCCATCGGCCCCTTTCTGCGCGCCCAGGCGGTTTCAGCTTCAGCGTTTGCCTGCTCACGAAGCGCGCGAAGTACCGTGGATAGAGCTCGGCGCGATTCGACCGGCAGGCCGACCAGGTCGCGCGCTGCCTCGAGGCGGAAGAGGGGATTGATATATCCCATCATGCCTCCGGGAATTCGTCGTGCGTGCGACCGTCGAGCAGCCGGCCGGCGGCGCGCTTGCCGGCGCGGTGGACCATCGCCCAGCCGTCGCCGCTCGCCGCTCCGGCAGGGTAGTCTTCGACGCGGTGGCCGCCGGGCGCGACGCGGCCATCGCGCGCGATCGCCGCTGTCTCGAATCTTCCTGCGCCGAAGTCGCCGGAGCCGGGCGCCCATTCGCCGTGCTGCTTGAACAGAAACGGCACGCCGGCGCGCGCGCACTGGTCGCGCAGGTCGGCCGCCCATGCCGGATGCATCGGCCGCGCACCGCGGCCGCTTTCGCCGCCGACGATGACCCAGTCGACACGCGGCAGCTTGACTTGGGCGATGTGTGCCCGGCACAGGTCGACGGGACCAAGAAGCGGCTCCATCGACAGGAAGCGCACGCGCGCCGGCACCTCGAGCAGCTTCGGGATGTCGCGGTCGGCCTCGGCCTGGTTGACGACCGTCGCGCCGAGCCAGACGTTCGACCAGGGCCACGGCGAATTGATGCCGCGCCCTGCGAGTTCGAGGGCGCGAGTGATCATCGGTCCGGCGTTGCCGATGCGCTTCGTAAGCAGCAGCCAGTCGAGGTGCGGCGTGTTCCAGATGAGATCGAACAAGTCCGCGCGCCAGGCGTCCGGGACCGCGTTGTCGAACACGTCCGCGAGCGACGCGCAGAACACGCGCTGGCACCGGCCGTGCGCGGCGAAGAATTCGGCGTGCCGCGCGTTCCAGCGGATCGGCTTTCGCCAGTTCGCGGCCGACGTGCGTACGCGCTCGCCGTGCGGTCCCCAGACGACCTTGTGCATCCGTGTGTCCATCAGGTGCTCGGCGTAGCAGTGGTCGCAGCCAGGCGACACCTTCGTGCAGCCAATCCATGGCGAGAAGGTATGATCTGTCCACTCAATCATCGAATTCTCAGCCATGGCTCAGACTCCGGAAGGGGCTTTGAAAATTGCCGCCAAGAAAGCGGGCATGGATTTGGCGACGTTCATCGCGAAAAGTGAGAAGGAAAAGCGATGCACGTCGTGCAAGCAATGGAAAGATCGCGCGCTTTTTAATCGTGACCGCACGAGACACGACGGCCTCTCGGCCAAATGCCTCGGGTGCAGCCGCGTGAAAGCTGAAGATCGGGTGGTTACGAAGGGGCGACAGTCGCCAATGCGCGGCAAGCAGTTCTCGGCAGAGGCTCGTGCACGCATGGGGAGACCGAAGGGTTTTGCTAGCCCTATGAAAGGCGTTCCACGTAGCTCCGAAACGAAAGCGAAGATCAGCGCAATCGTGCGGGAGCGTGCACTTCGGGGGCCGGCTGCGCCTCGCTATATCGACGGCAAAAGTGCCGAGCGTCAAAATGGCCGGGCCAGCGCGGAGGCCAAACGTTGGCGATACGACGTGATGTCGCGAGATGGCTGGATGTGCGTCCACTGTGGCGACGATAAAGGTGGGAATCTTGAAGCGCACCATCGCAAGGAATGGGCGGAATATCCCGAGCTGCGTTTCGATGTCAGCAATGGCATAACCCTCTGCCGTGCGTGCCACTGGCTCGCCCACGCCTATCATGGTTGTGTGCCGGGCCTGAATTAGCTCGTGGTCGCACCACTCGATTGTTGTGTTCTCGCTCATCGGGCGCTCCAGTCGATAAGGGGCGTGTAGTAGGGGAGCATCAGGGGATGCTTCGGGTCGCCTGTGGCGGTCAGGCCAAACACCTTCACCGGCTTTCTGGAGGCGCGCAGCATGTTCGTGACGAAATCGAGCCGCGGGCGCAAGCACTTCGGCAACTTGCCGCGGTCGCCCCAGCACGGGACGAGCAGGTCGGCGTCGGCGACGATCCGCGAGAGGTGCACATCGTTCGCGGGCCCGATCGGGTCGACAACCGCGACCAGGTCGCGAACGTTCGGCGAGCGGAAGGCGAACGGATTCCCGGCGATGTACTTCCGCGCGCCCCAGCGGGCCGCAAAGCCGGTCCACTTCAGATCGGTCTGGTCGCGCACGCTGGCGTCAGCGCGCGACGGGTTGACGCCGAAGAATGCGACGACGATCCCGGTCGGCGCGACGTCGCGCTCAAGGCGATAGCGGTAGCCGCAGCATGAGCTGATGATCGCGGTCACGATACGTCTCCTGCAACGAGGCATGCCGTGCACACGCCGCGCCATTCGCCGGTCACGTCGTGCGCATCGCCCGTGTTATCGCAGTGCGGGCAGCGCGGCGTCAGCTCCGGGTACAGCTTCTGGCGCAGGCGCTCCGGCAGCACCGCCGCGCGGATCGCGAACACTTCGACATCGGTCAGCTTCATTGGATTTCACCTGAGTGGATTGCGTCGACGGCCTCGATGAACTTGTGATGTTCGTTCTCGCGCGCCCACCATGCGAACATCACGTATCGTTTGACCCACATCTCGGACGACGTGTCGACACGATCAGCGCCCGTGAGATTCGGGCTCGAGAACGCGACGGCTTGCGTGCGCTGAATCACGCGGCGCTCCGTGCGCTCGACATAGACGCAAGGATCGCCACTCTTCATCAGCGTGCGCCAACGCGTTGCATCCCGTTGATCGTCGGCCGATACCACGGCGCGCGACCTCGAAGTCGCGACGTTCTCGCGCACGACCGCGTAGGCTGCGGCTGCGAATTCGCGGAATACCGCATGCATTTCCGGCGGGAAATCGGCGACCGGCGGCGGCACGAGCCCCGTCAGCTTGCCGATGAACCGCGCGCATACCTCGATCAACACCGGGTTGAGATCGTCGGGCAGCGTGTTATGCGGCATGGTTGTCTCCTTCGCGAGCGGCGGTTCGGTCGAGGCGTTCGAGCTCGGATAGGCCGAGAACGACCGACTTCACCATGTCGCTGCGCGGCGTCGTCGGCTTCCACCATTCGGGTGCCCACGGCCATTCAGTATCCTCGACGGCGGCGCGAGTGCCGTCGCCGCGCGTGTAGTAGCCGGATGCCGACAGTGCATAGGTGGCGCTCGCTCGCGCGAGTTCGCCGCGCGCACATGCGTCGTCGTGCCCTGGCGTCCAGCCCTCCTGCTCGACCCGCCGGCGGCGCTCGGCCAGGATCGCGCGCACGGCCGGCGAGGTATGCGGCACGAGCGCGCGCAGTTCGGCGTTCTCGGCCCGAAGCTCGTCAATCGTGTGCATGAGCCGGCGGCGAACGGTCTCGCCGTTCTTCGGCAGCGGCAGCGTGCGCCATTCCTCGGTGCCGTTGAGCGCGCCCAGCGCACGCAGCTCGATCCAGCGCTGGCGGCGCGACTGCTCGCGGCTACCTCGCGCTACGCGGGCGATGTGGTCGAGCGCATCTCGCAGCGCCGCGGCGCGCGGCGCGACGTTCTCGTCGATCCAGTGCTGAACCTCGCCACCGCTCCACGTCTTGCGGAGCACGAGCGGGAAGCGTGGCAGCTTGGCACGCGCCTCCGGCAACTTCAGCGTGCCGCGCTGAATCTTGATCGCGTTGGCGAGTGCGTCGACGTGGTCGTCGGTCAGCACGTGGGCTCGATCAGCCTCGATTACTGCGAGCGCAGCGGCTGTGACGCCGGCTGATGCCGGCTCGCCGCACGGCTGCCGCTTCCGCGCCTCCTCCCACTCCCGTATATCCTCTTCCGTAGGAAACCGTACCATCGGGTTATTGAGGGAGGGTTCTCCGCTCAGCTGTTGCGTGGGGGCGAGAAGGGCGCGTACAGCAGCGATCAGTCGACTGACGTTTCCGCGATCGCGCGGGAAATCGACTCCAGCGAGATTGAAGGCATCGACGATCTGTTCGGCCGTTAGCTTACTGGTCATGGTCGTCCTCCATTCGGATAGATCATCTTCGGATCGGTTGCCCACATCGGGTGTTGGGCCTTCCCGTTGCCGCGGTCGATCTTCGCCTTCAGTTGCTCGGCAGCGACGCACAGTCGGTTGTATGCCTCGACAGAGCCGAGCTGCGTTTCGAGATCGTTCACCGTGTTGAAAAGCCCCCACTCGCAGGGGCGCACGATGCGCTTCGGCGCGGGCCGGCTGGTTTCCTGCGGGACAGGAAGCTGTCGAATGTCGCTCATTGGTCGGCTCCACTGAGAAGGGCGCGTAGGTCTTTCGCGATTCCCGAAAGGCCGTTGGATTCAGCCAAGTCGGCCGCTACCGCGCACGATGCTTTCTGATCATCCGTCAGGCGCGCCACCCTCGAGGCGGGAGGCGCGGCGTAGAGTAGGTGCTTGCCCTTGCCGAGCGTCTTGCGGCCGTGCTCGTTGAGGGACATGAACGAGATGCCCGTGACGGAATCACCCGGCTTCGAGATCAAGACGGCTCCTACCGCCTCTCCCGCATCGGCAGGTGCGCGCGATTCCAACTCGCGATCGATGCATGTCAGGCAGACGTAGCCGCCCATCCAGTCGATCCGGAGCGGGGTGTGCTTGTGCTCGCCGCACCGAGCGCAGTTCGTCGCCTGCGTGCTGGCGTAGGTATGCGGCTCGCGCGTCTCTGCCGGTGCGTCGGCCTGCGCGGGTTGCGGGGCGTCATAGAGATCGCGAACTTCGTGAGTCTCTCGGAAGTCGCCCGCACGAAGCCGTTTCGCGGCCTCCTTGGTGCATTCGATCCAAGGATAAGGCTTCCCATTGACGATCGGTCGGTACTGCCATGCCACCGCCTCCGCAGCGGGCGATGCTGCCGCGCGGGCTGCGCCGACGATCGCGCTGACCGCATTCCATTTTGCGGTGTCGATCTTGTCGAATTCGCTATCGGGCAACACATCGCTGATGTTCCCGAGAAGCTCGGTAATCGCCGCCCGCTCGTCGGCCGGCGCTCCTGACGCCATATCGGGGGAGCGAGAGAGGATGGCCGTGATCCGCCGCACAGCGTCCTCGATTCCCTCGCCGTTTCGGGGTTGAATCTGCGCCGCCGACCACAATTCATGAGCGAGGCCGTCCAGCCCTTCCGCACCTGTCTCATTGGCAGAGGTGGCGACCTGCGCGCCGAACACCTCGCCCTCGACCGGTGTTTCGGGGTCTTCGAATGCAAGCGGCTTGCCGCACAGCGCAGCCTTCGCGATGCTGCCGTCCTCGATCATCGTCGTGTCGTCGTCCCGCGTGCTGTAGAGCCAGTTCACGGGCTCGCCGCTCACCGTGTCGAAGTCTTGGTGATCGTTGTCGATGTTGAAGTGGCTGCCATTCGCGTAGAAGCGCAGCGCGTCGAGCACAGATTGCGGCAGCGCTGCTGCGGCCTGCTTGGCAGAGGTGGCGCGTCGTGCGCGTTCTTCCCACGCTGCGCACATCGACTCGTGGTATTTCGTGAATCCGTTGGCGTTCGCCCATGCGATACATTCCGCCCGCTCGTTTGCCCCTGCGGGCTGCTCGACAGGGGATGCGGCGAACAGGGGGCATGCATCTTTGATCGCGCTGATCCAGCGCTGCTGCGTAGTCGCGTCCGCGCCATTAAAGCAAAGCGGGTTGCTTCCGCAGAGTCCAAGGCGGCAGTAGATGCGATGAGCGATCTTTCGTGCTGCATCATCCGTCAGCGCATCAGCGCGACGCTTTCCGTCTTCGAATTTCGAACAAATCAGATTGCCCGCGCCAGCCGCCTGCTCGAAAATGGCTTCAGCGGTTGGGTTCTCCGTCCTCGGCCGCTGAGGTACCGCCTCGCTCGCCTGTTCGGGAGTGGGGCTTTTTTTGTTTTCGGTGGTCATGGTGTGGTCCTTGGTTACGCCGCGGCGAACGCGAGCTGTTGTTCGTGCGCGAAGTTGACGCGGCAGAGCGCCTCGGCTTGCGCCGGCGACACGCTGTTACCGCACATCCGGATCTGCGCGGTGATAGAAAGCGGGATGCGCGGGATGTCGCGCGGATCGCCCGGCACCTGCACGCCATCCGCGAACAGCAGCTTTGGGTCCGGGATCTCGTGGATGATGTAGCTGTCGGGGAAGTCTTGAGCGCGGTAAAGTTCGCGAGCCTTCAGCATGCGCAGCGTGATGTCGACGAGCACCCACCAGGCGCCGGCGTGGTACATCATCACCATGTCCGCGTCTTCCGTGAATTCCTCCGGCAGGTGCTCGCGCAGCAGGGCCGCGCACTTGCGGGCCTTCTCAGCGTGCTCGTCCGACAGGCAGGCCGCCGGAACCTGCACCGCCTGCACGAGCCCCATGCGCGCCTTGGTCGGAAGCGTGTGCATCGGCGCACCGATGTCCTGCCACTGTCCGCCCGAGCTGTAGTACTTCACAAGGTATGCGGTGACGAGGCGCTGATTGGCTCCCTTCGACGCGATCGTCGATAGCGGGGCGGTCGCGGGCCGGCCGTCGTTGTCTTCCCAGAAGCCGCCATTCGCCTGCTCGAAGAATGCCGCGGCCAGCGCCTGCTCGCCGCGATGCGCGCCGGTGACGGTAGGCAGCGGATGAGCTGGCGTGCTGCCGGCACGATCGCCGTGATGGGTCACATGCATCAGGTGCGCCGAGACGATCTCGAGCGGCACCGAGCCGCCCGGGCGCTTCACGAAGCTGTTCGCCGTGACGGTCGGCATCGGATCATCGAGCGACGCGCCTGCGCTCCCCGTGCGGAACTTGGTAATGTGCGCGGCGACGATCGCCTGCTTCACTCCGCCGGCGACGACGGTGCCGAGCGGGGCGGTGATCTCCTGCGTGCGCGGCCGCTGGCCGGCGCGCTCACCGTAGCCGATCGTGATCAGGTGCGCGCTGGCGAGCGCGTGATGATTCCCACCGGCCGATACGGTCGACAGCGGCTGCTCGACGCTATCGGCTCCGAGGTGCGCCTCGCTTGTGCCGCGCAGCTTTACCATCGTCGGCGCGACGACGGAGAAGTGGCCGCCTTTGACCTGGGCGCAGATCGTGCGCAGCGGTTCGTCAGCCCGCATCGTGCGCTGGTTGCTCGCGTTCGCATGCTCGTTGACGAAGGGAGCCGACACGCCGTCGGCGGACGGCACGATAAACGGCGTCGGGCTCGCGAGGACATGGCGCCACATTCCCTTCGCGACGCGGCGCAGCGTGTTGCGCACAAGCTCTTTCTGGCGATCGAAGATGCTGGGCGCGCTGATGCTGAAGTCGATGCACTCCGCTGCCATACGATGCGGGGCAAGGATGCCAGCGATCACCTGAGGCGACGTCGGCTCAGCATGCGTCGGCGCCGGGAACGCGATCGGCAGGCCGTCGCGGCGCGCGACCAGAAACAAGCGCTTCCGCAGCGTCGGCGCGCCGTTGTCACACGCGCGCAGTTCGCGCCAGTCGACCTTGTATCCGTGCTGCCGCAACTGGCGCACGAAGCTCTCGAACGTCTTGCCCTTGCGCTTCGGGTCCGGCCGCGCGTTGCCGTCGGCATCGATAATCAGCGGGCCCCAGTCCTGAAATTCCTCGACGTTCTCGAGCATCAGCACGCGCGGCTTCGTCAGCGCGATCCATCGCATGCCGACCCACGCCAGGCCGCGGATGTTCTTCGAAACCGGCGTTGCTCCTTTGGCTTTGCTGAAGTGCTTGCAATCCGGCGATAGCCAGACGAGCCCGACGGGCCGGTTGTTCGTCACGGCGATCGGATCCACTTCCCACACCGATTCGCACAGGTGCTTCGTGTGCGGGTGGTTCAGCGCATGCATTGCGAGCGCTTCGGGATCGTGGTTGATCGCGATGTCGACGTGGCGGCCGAACGCGCGCTCGAGGCCCGTCGAAGTTCCACCGCCGCCGGCGAAGTTGTCGACGATCAACTCGTTGCCGAGGTCGAGCGGCAAGGTCATCAAGTCTCGCTTCACGCGGGATCTCCGGTTGTTTTTCAGACCTCAATGGCGGGTGCTCGGCTCGCATATGGCAGCGGGGTAGCATGAAAGCGCTGTGCGGCGGCTGCAGGCCAAAGTGCACGTTGTGACGGCGCCCACCCGTCACCCGAGCGCCCGCCATTGAGGACGGTGGAAAAAGCGGGGCGAGACGTCCGCCCCAAAATGCCGCGCGCGACGAGGGCGCGCGCGGCAGGCCACGGGGGATGCGGCTATTCGGGGGAGCCGAGCAGGATCTTCGTTTCGGTCTGGGCTTCGATGTCCGACCAGATGGCGCGGAACGCGTCTTCGAGCACCTTGTGCGGGCGGACCAGCTCGTACCAAATCGTTAGGCCGCCGTCCTTCACGCGGTACTTCAGGCGAGCGCTGACCGGGTACTTCGCGCCGTTCTCGAAGACCGGGATTTCCAGCGCGATCTCGGTCGGCATCTTCACCTTGTTGCCAGTCGCGTTCACATCCTCGCGCCAGACGAAATCGACGCTACCGTCCTGCAGTCGCGTGGCCGACACGAAGTTGCCGCCCTTGCTGGCCTCGAAGTTCAGCGCGATCGACAGCATGTCGCTGCCCGACGGGCTGACGATGTCCGGCAGGTTGTCTTCGATCAGTTCGGCGAACTCGAGCTGCGTCGTCGGCTTGCGATCCGACGTGGTCCAGGTGCGCCACTCGCGTGACGCCGGCACGGAGAACTGCACGCGGTACTCGCGCCAGTTGGCGCCGCCGTTGTCGAGCTGGTCGCTGGCCGGGAAGTGGTCGTCGATGACACCGAGAATGTGCGCCGGGTCGAGCGACGCATAGATCAGGCTGTTGCCCGTCTTCTGGCGATTAAAGTAGGCGATAAAGCTCGCAGCGTCGCGAACCTTCACAGTGCCGCGCGCGCGATGCGGGAACGTGTCTCGCTCGTCCAGCGTCCGCACGTCGTAGCCATGCGGTACGACGACGAACGGCCGGCCGTCGGCGAGTGGCGATTTCTGCGGGCCGGCGAGCGCGGTGCCGGCGTTGAGGGCAGCGCTGATATCGGGCGCGTCGTGGTCAAACATGCGTATCTCCTGAAGGTGTGGTGGGCGTGGCGATTACCGACCGGTGCCGGTGTTGGCGAGCTGGATGCCCGGCAGATCGGGCTGCCGCTCGCTGTTGCGGGAGAGGTTGTTTTCGACGGTAGGGAAGAACACCTCGGCGGCGCGCTTCTCCTTCGGCAGGGTCGTCGTGACCTCGCCGGACACCTCGAGCGCGTCGGCGACCTTGGCGAACGGTTTGATTTCGATCGTGACGCTGATCTTCCCGGCCTTGCCGGTGTCGCGGACGAGGGCGACGAGGTGGTTGAGTTGCGCGGTGGCTTCTTCGACGAGCATGCCGCCGCGGATGTCGACGAGCGTCGACGTGTAGGACTTCATCATCGTGATGCGCTCCTATGGGGGATGGTTGGTCGGGCAACGTTGATGCGTTCGATCTGCGTGCACCGCACGGCGTCGGCGCCGCCGATCTTGTCGGGCAGCGCGTCAGGCTTCCGCCGATTTCGACAGCGTCGAGTCGAGATGCCGGATACGCGACACGACGGTCTCGGGGATACGGATCGCCTGGCTGCCGTGCAGCGCGGCGAACGCGGACCGCAACAGGTTGCGGTCGTCTTCCAGCAGCTCGGCGTGCTCCAGGCGCGCGAGCGCGCGCCAGAGCGGATCTTGGGTATCGGTCATTGGTGATTTTTCTCGCGGATTACGGCGACCACGCGGTCGCACGTTTCGATGTCGAACCAACCGATGTGACATTCCTCGTGGTTCTCGATGCCGAGCTGCTGGGCCAGCCAGACGTACGCGGCGGTGCGCGTCATCGCGCCGGACTGCCAGATCGGGTTGAATGCAGCTTTCGCGCGCTTCCGTGCCTCGCGGGTCGGCGCATCGGCGAGCGTGCCGAGCGGAATGCCGGTGAACGGATGCAGCCCGACGTACGCGCGGCACGTGCGGCAGAGGAAGGCCCACGGCCATTCGCCGTACTCGCGGCCGTAGATCTCGGCGTTGTTCACGATCTCGACCGGGCCGCCGTCGTAGGGGCAGGCGGTCGGGGCCGGCAATGGGTTCTTCACCCGCGCCGTCGCGCGGCGCGACGGATTCCACGGTGTTTTCTTCTCTGCGGAGCTCGCGTCCATCATGCTCAGTCCCAACGGTCGATGGTGTATTCGAGCGTTGCGCCCTTGGCCGCCACCCGTACGCGGTGGCCGGGCGTGTACCGGCTTTGCTTCTGCAGCAGCAGACCGCAGGCGGAAGCTTCGTCGACGCCCGCTATCGAAGCACTGCGCGAATACGCTTCAATGACCGCGCGCACGCCATGCAACTCCGATCGCAGGCACTCGGGGAACAGAGCATTGCCCGCGCCTTCGTGACGGTGGTCCCTCGCTCCGTCGATCACGAACAGCACGCCGGCGCCATGGCGATCGTTCGGTTCGTGCCATGAAGACGGCTGCGCGCTGATTGCATTCACACGCGCCCACGCACCGGGCACGAGTCCCCACTTCGAAGCCATCGAGCCGCCGACATACAGATACCAGCTCACGGGATTGCGACGATCCTCGCGATCCCATTGCAGGATCGGCGGTGCATCGGCGTGCTGCGCGGTCACGTATGCCGCGAAGTTGGCCGAGCCGGTCGGGACGTACACCTCGATGCTTTCGGCCTCGGGCAACAGCGTGCGCGCGAACTTCTCCCACGTGATCGCGCCACCCGATGCGTTGATGGGTGCGTTGGCGCGCTTCATGTTCTTTGATTTGAGGTGGCCGAACACGCCACCTGACGACGGCACGCTTGCGGATGTGTGCGGCATCCACAGCGACTGCAGTTCGTCGAGGCGAGCGAAGCGGCGCTCGAGCGATGGAGCGATACCCATCTGCTCGACAACCTTTTCAGCCTGGCGGATCGTGCCGGCGCTTGGCGCAGCCTGCGGGCGCCGGTAAAGGAGCGGGTGCATCTTCGCGGCGAACTTCGCCTTCACGTCTTCGAACGGCAGGCCGGCGGAAATGTCCTCGAGCAGCGTCCCAATCATGGAGGAGCGGGGATGCGCAAACCCGGCGGGCGCAGTGGCGACCGCGCGCCACAGCAGGTTCTCCTTCACGCGACTGTTCTTCGCCGCATCGCGCGAGACGATCAGATCACGCAGCCATTCGGCCACGCCCAGGCACTTTTCAGAGCGGTACAGCGAATCGGTTTTGAGCAGCGTGACGGCGGTCTCGACTGTCGCCAGCGTGATCTCCTGCAACGCGGTGATCATCGTGCGGTAGTCCTCACGCGCTTCTGCCATCGCCTGAAACGCAGTTTGTACGCGGCTCTGGTGGATAAGGTGGCGGCCGGGCGTCACGCTGAAGTGAGTCCACTCGCCGGTGCGCGGCAGACCCCATATGCTTTCGGACGTGTAGAAGACGCCCGTCACACGCGCACGCTCGACGGAGTCTCGCACCTGAGCGATAGCAGGGGCATAGTAGGGATGGTCTGCCGCAGCTCCGGGATCCGACGCCCAGATCACCGATGCCGGCGCACCATCTTCACCGATCGTCACGAGACCGCCGAAGCGCTCGATGAATCGACGGCATGCGTTGCAGGTGTGGTGCTGACGCCCTTCAGGAGACGCCGACAGGGTGTTCAGGTAGACGTCGAACAGGCCATCGATGTCGGTCGTGTACAGGCGCGTCTGCTCGCCGCTCGTGCGCGCGGCGAAGCTGCTATTCAGGGTCGCGAGGAGCTTGTCGTATTGCTGGTCGCGCGATACGTCTGCCGCGTGGGCTGCGGTCTCTTTCATCTTGTTGTCCTTGAAAAAACGGGCGCACGTACAGGCCGCCCCAAGTCCGCCACTCCGAGGCAATTTGGGCGTGGCGGTGCCGATAAGCGTTATCGAGGCCTCCATTCCGTTCCGCGCACGATCCGGCCGACCGGTTCGAGCACGAGGACCTCGGATTCCTTCTCGCTGCGCACGAGCGCGCGGCCACGCTTTTGCGCTTTCTCGATGGTGGCGTGCCGCATGGGCTTCGATGACCGACCGACGGTGACGAAAAGCGACCCGATGGGGCGGACATCACCGCTGAGCGAGTCGATGCGCTGCTCGAGCTGCGCGTTGTTCGTCTTGAGGCGCGTGTTCACTTCTTTCAACGACGCGTTTTCGGCGGCATACTCGTCGCGCGCGATTCGCATGTCCGACAGCAGTTGGAGAGTCATGTCGAGCGACGTGATCGCATGAGAGTCCGGCTCGATATAGACCGGATTGCCGCTCGACTCGTATGCGACCAGCTCGCGATGAAGCGTCCTGAGCCGCTGAAGAACCTCATTGGGCGCGCTGGTCATCAGCAGGTCGCGAGCGGCATCGATCACGCCCTGAACAGGCGGAAGCTGCGGCGATGTCGTGCGGTCCATCGCGAAGACAGCATTCGGATATGCCGGCTCACCGCCGAGACCGATCGCTGTTGGGACATTGGCAGCTGACTTATGCGCCGGTTGCGATGCGCCCGCGAGCCAGTACACGTACTCGTTGCCGCCGCCGGCACGCTTCTCGCGCTCGATGGTGCAGGCACCGACCATCTTGTGCAGCGTTTTCGATACCTCGACCTGGGGCAAGCCGAGCGCGGCCGAGATCGCTTTCGCGGTTGCGTCCTCCACCGCGGCGAGGTGCCGTTCGATCTGCTCGATCATGCTGCCTCCCGATGCGTGCGCGTCGCGCCGATCGGCGCGACGTGGCCGTCCTCGACCCAGAATGGCTCGATGGCATCCGGCAGGCCGCCGGGCGCCGACCTCAGGCTCATGAACACCAGTGCGGTTTCGATCAGGCCAGCGTGCGCGAGATCGTCGAGCCAATAGAGCAGGCGGTCACGCTCGCGGCCGACGACAACGTCGGCGCGATCGAGCACGAGCAGCTTCAGGCCGGAGAAGTGGCCGATCGCGGCGGCGATGTGCGCGTCGGCCCGCCAGCGCTCGGATTCGGAGAGCAGGGCGTACGCGCGGCCGCCGGCGAGGATCTCCATCTCCGGCGTGATCGTGACGTCGGCCCATTCGGACATTTCCGCCAGCGCTGTCAACTGCTCGTTCACCGGTGTCAGCGCCTCGCGCAGCAGATCCGCCGGAATGCCATCCGGCGCGAGCGCGCCGGCGATCGCCTCGTACGCGGCGACGTCGTCGTGCAGCGCGGCGGCGGCCTTCGCCAGATCCGCGGCGCCGGTGGCGCGGCGCTCGATCTCGCGCAACGTCGTGATGTCGGTGTCCAGTTGCTTCCGGCGGCGTTGCAGGTCGGCCAGCTCCGAGCGTGCCGCGTCGCCGCTTTCGCGCGCGGCGGCCGCGCCGCTGTCCTCCGCGTCGTCCTCAAGCGCGCGCAGCTGCGTTGCAGCCGTGTCGGCGGCTTCAAGGTCGCGCTTGCGGTTTGCCGCGGCGTTCTGCAGCGTCCTTAGGCCCTGCTCGTATTCGGGGAGCTTCGAGATTGCATCCTCGTCGCGCACGCCAGCAGCGGCCGCCGCCGACAGCACGCCGTTCAGGTAGCGCAGCAGCGCGCCGCACTCGGGGCACGCGCACTCGGCGCCCGTCGGCGCCGCGCCGGCGCGCACCCGCAGCGCTTCGACCTTCGGCAGGAATTCGGCGACCTGGGCATCTGCGAACTGCGCGAGTTCGGCCGCTTTCGCGTAGCCAGCGGCGCGTGTGCGCAGGTCGGCGATCTTCGCCGCACGCGTGCGTGCCGCGGTGTCCGCCGCGTCGGCGGCGCCGATCTGCTGCTGCAGCTCGCCGATCTGGTCGTCGATCGCCGCGCGGTCGGCGGTCAGCTTGCGCAGCGCGGCCTCGTCGAACTCGACGACCGTCGGCCGCCACGTCGCTGCCTTCTGGCTGCCGTACGTCTCGCCGGTCGCGCTGCGCCAGGACTGCTTCGCGCCGCGCGCGCGGTCCGCCGCTTCCTTGTGCGCCGCGTCGAAGCCGGCGCGCAGCATCGGCGTGATCGCCGAGAGCCGCGCGGCGGCCGGCGCCGGCAGCGCATCGGCGCGCAGGCCGAGCTTGTCGAGCAGCCGCGCGCGCATTTCGTCGAGACCGATCTTCACGCCCATCAGGTCATACAGGAACGTGCGGCGCTCGGTCGCCGTCATGTGCGCGAAGCGCTGGGCGTCGAGCACCAACGGCAGGCGAGGATCCTCCGCGATTTCGCGCTTGATCTTGCCGGCGGGCAGGGCGACGCTGTTCGCGTGCTCGCCGCATGCGACGACGATCTGGCCGGTGTCTGCGCCCTCGGTGACGAGCGAGCCGTATTCCTTCTTCAGGGCGACGCGGACCGTGTCGCCTGTGAGTGCCATGCGGACGGCTTCCTGCAGGCTGCTCTTGCCGGCGCCGTTCGGGCCGGTGAAAAGGGCGACCGGCTTCGAGAGCCGCACGTCGGCCGCGCGGATCCCGAGCACGTTCGAGACGTAGACGTCGGTGATCTTCATGTTCTGCTCCAGTTAATCGGCGCTGATCGGCGCGCGGGCGCGCCGGCCGGCCGGCGCAGTCGTCTGGGTCGCCATGGTGCCGCCGGCTGCCTGCTCCGCGGCGGCATTGATTTCGCGCATGCGCGCCGAGGCGAGGGCGTTCAGCTCGGCCTTGGCGGTTTCGTTCGGCACGCCGGCGATCGCGCTGCGCGCCAGGTCGAGATCCTCGGGGGTCTTGGCGGATTCGATGTCCTCGCGGATGCCGCGCACGAGGCCGCTGACGTCGAAGTCGAAGCCGCCTTGTTGGCCGTCGGTGGCTGGCGGCGCGCCGGTTTCTTCGCGTTCCGGCGGCGCGGCGTCGGTCGCCGGCTCGGTAGCGGTCGCGTGACCGGCCGGCGCGGCGGTGCGCGGCACTTCTTCTGCGGCCGGCGCGCGCTCGCGCAGCTCGTCGAGAGTCGAGCGGTTGACGGAATATGATCCGTCGGCATTGACGTCGACGATGTCGATTTCTTCTTCGGTCGTGCGGCCCATGCCCATAACGATGTCCGGCGCGTGGATGTTCCCGAAGAAGCTGCCTGTGCGGTACTGGAACATGATCGCGCGCATCTCGCCCTGCCATTTCGAGCCGGATTTGCCGTACCAGCCTTCTTCGACGACCATCTTCATGGTCACCGGTGCCGACTCGATCACGGGCATGCCAATCGCCTTGTAGAGATCGAGCATGCGCCCCTGGTATTTGCGCAGATCCTCGGGTGTGATGCGCGGTTCGGGGATGCCCTTCGGGAGCGCCCACGCAATGCACTCGACGTCGTCCACCTCGACCTCCCGGTCGGCGAAAATCGGGCGCCGCGCCTCGCGATCCCAGCCGGTCTTTTCCTTGTATGCAGCCTTGATTCGGCCACGGTTGACCATCTGGAAGCGAAGCGGGGTGAACCGGCCGGACGCGTTGATGGCGGCAATCACGAACTTGCCAGACCAGCGGAGCTTCCCCTCGATCATGTCGGCGTTCTGCATTACGGCAGTGATCGACATGCGCACCGCGCGCGCGACCTCGATCGCGACAAGGCAGTTGCCGATCGCGGAAGTGTTTTCGACCCAGATCTCCTCGCCGTTCACCTTTTTCAGGTTGTGCGTGCGGAATTGCGCAGGCACAGCGTCGCTGCTCGCGTACGCTTTGGCGATGCGGTTGGCGAGCATGAAGCCGCGCTCGGTGAACATGTCGACGGCCTGGTCTGGCATCGCCGAGACAGCGCCGCCGGCGGCCTTCACGTTTTGCAGTTGAACGGGTGCGTTCATGGGAATGGTCTCTCGTCAGTCGTGGAATTGGCAGGTGCCGTAGCGCGGGCAGTACTTGCGGTCGCACAGCAGCGATTTCGGATTGGGGTAGAAGCGGCCGGAGCGGAACATGTCCGCGGCGAACTGGATCAGCCCGGGCGTGTCCTCGGTGCCGAGCATCACGCGCTTCGCGTTCGCGATCGGTGCGGTCGCGACCTCGGGCGTGCCCTTCGTCTTCAGGCCGATGATCTCGGCGGTATCGCCGATCTGCTCACCGGTCGTGTGCTCATACAGCAGCTCGTACGTGCCGATCTGCGGGCCGTGCCCCTTCGTGACGGCGACGCCCTTGGCAACAGCCTTCGAGCCGCTCTTCAGGTCGGCGATACCGGGGCCCAGCGCGGTGCGCCGCACGCGCGCGCGGTCCATGGTGCCGGTGAGGCGGATCACGATCCCACCGCCACAGTCGATGTCGAGCGGCTTTGTCTCCATCTCGACCGCAACGAAGTCGTAGCGCGGCGTGATCTCGAGGCAGTACTTCGTCGTGAGCGAGATGCCGATCCGCTCGGCTTCCTTCAGGTTGAGATCGTCGCTCGCCGGGTTGTACTCGTTCGACGGGTCGTGCAGCTTGTCGATGAACGCGCCGGCCGCGTCGTCGACCGTCAGGCCGGAGCCGTCGAGCACGCTCTGGTCGTAGGCGGCCGTGCCGGCGTGGATGGCGGTGCCCAGCGCGGCGCGCAGGCCGACGACGTTGCGCATCTTCAGGAGGTGGATTGCCTCCCACCTGTACGCACATTCGAAAAGCGCACCCCAGCTGGACGCGCGGACGGTGTATACGGAATCGCTCATGCCTCGCCTACTGGGGTGAGCTCGGCGCGCTGCTCGGCCGCCGGCATCTTCTCGATGCACACATACGGGAAGCGGTCCGGGAGCGGCTTGATGTGCCTGTAGAAGTGCGATCCGATCGAGTCGGCCGTCTTCAGTGCGTCGAAGTTCGCCTGCGTGAATTTCGAGTAGTGGTACAGCGACGTCGGCTCGCCGGTGCGGCCCTTGAAGCGGACCGCGAGCGTTTCGGTTTCGGCGTCGTAGCCGATGCTGTGGATCTGCGACGACTCGACGGGTTGCGTGTCGATGGTTTTCATCTCGTGGTGCTCCTGGGACGACGACGGGGATGCGCGCTGGCGGCGTGCGAGCGCGTGGCGCGGCAGCGCCGGGATTCGATATGTGCGGCAGTGGCTGCGCCCTCGCTGGATGCGGGGCGGCATGGGCGGGCGGACCTACAGAATTCCGTGGTGCTTGGCGATGCTGTCGACGGCGACAGCGAGTAGCGCGACCGCAACGAGGATCGCGACGACGAGCGCGCGTGCGGCGCGCGGGTGCCGGCGCTCGAAGCGGTCGGCGTGATCAGTGAAGCGGCTCATGCCGACCTCGCGACGATTGGGGCGACAGCCGAGCCATCGGCGTTCAGGCGCGCCAGCACGAGCGTGCACACTGCGGCGATCGCGAGCGCGACAAGGTATCCGGCTATGGGATTCCATTTGTGGATTCGCTCGAGGAGCGCGCCGAGGTAGTCGAAGGGCGTGTTCATCCGAGGCTCCGGAGATAAGGCCCGGCGAGGTGCGCGCCGAACCAGAGCGCGCCGACCGCGGCGCCGTAGGCCGCAGCCCAGACGGCACCCTCGATCACGTAGCGCATGCGCGGGCCGCGCGCGGCAGCGCGCAACAGTGCGTTGTCGGCTGTCGGCCGGTGGAGGGAGAGGGCACGCATCAAGGCCCCCTCCGCAGGTTTCGCTCGGCGTACGTCGCGACGTTGTGTTTCGTCCGGTCGAGGATCTGCTGAGCGATCGTCTCGCTGCCGACCATGGCGATGCCGAGCGCCGCCTTGCTGATCAACATCTCGATCACGTTTGCGAGTGCCTGAGGGTTGCCGTATGCACCACAGTTGCGCACGTAATCGGCGATCAGTTTTTCGGCGAGATCGCCGCATTGGGCGGGGGACTTGAGGGATGACATATCAGACCTCCTTCCAGCAGGACTCGTCCTCGTCCTGGTTGCGTGGATTACCCGGATGGGTGCAGAAGCTGCACGGCGGGCTGATGAAGCACGAGCAACCGCGATCGCGGTAGTCGGCGTCGAATTCGTCGCGATCGGCCTGAGCGTCTTCGGTCAGCACGCGTTCGTCGCCGTCGAAGGTGCCTTGCGGTTGCTTCCGAGCGCTCATCGATCCACCCCTGCGACGGTGAAGTGCCGCACGGGCTCTGGCGCGCTGTGACTGGCCTTCGCGAGCGCAGCGTCGACGATCGCGCGGATTCCCGACGTGAGCACGGTTTTCGAGGCGACGAGGTGGAGGGCGTCGAAGGCTTCGGATGCGAAGCGAAGATGTGCCTCGAGTTCAAGGTCGGCGGCGAGGGTTCGCGCGTACGCGTCGGCCGACTCGGTAGCGGTGCAATCCGAACCCAGCTCGCCGTATTCGAAGTTGGCTGTAGCTCGCGCGGTGGCCAGTTCGATTGCGCGCTGTAGCCATGCTTGGCCGGTCGTGTGCCTGGTCTGTTCCATGTCAGGCACCTCGCGCGCGGAGCATCATGTCGGCGTAGTGCCATCGCCATGCGAAGTAACGAGCGACGACCTGCTCAGCGTCCCACGCCTCTGCTGCGCGATGCGCCAAGACGTAGCGCTCGTGGAATTCGTTCACTTCCGGGCTCACGTCTTCTTCGTCGAGCCACTCGCCCAGGCCTTCGAACTCCTTGCACTGGTCAGCCGGGAGGATTTCGCGCGGCACCGGAACCTCCGGGCGGGGCACCACGGGAACGTACTTGAACCACACGGGAATCTCGCCCGGCGCCTTCGCCGCGAAGAAGTCTCGAAGCGTCATGCCGGCGCTCGCGCGGGCCGTTGCCTCGGTGTAGATCCGGTCGCGTTCGGCCGAGTCGGTGATGCCCTCAACCGCTGCCGCGCCGACGCGGTGCACGAACTGATGGTCGTTGATCGGAAATGCCGGTCCGCCGTCGTTGATCGTTTCCATGTGGTCCCTCGAAGTTCTTGTTCGATGAAATGCCGGTCTCGTCAGTGCGCGCATCACGCGCAGATCACCCGGACATGAACGGCTCTTCCTCCGGGGATTTCGACCTGTTACTCGCCGTAGCGGGAGCGGTTGCTCAAACAGCGGCCCACGACCGGACGCGACGGATGACTGCGCGGACCTGCGTGCGTCGTTGCTTGGCGTTGCCGGTCAGGTGCAGATCGTCGCAACCGAGCACGTATTCGCGCGTGTTGCAGCACGGGCATGGCTCGTCGCCACCGTTATGGAGCGGACCGCCGGGCTCGTCGCAGCTATCCAGATCCCACAGATAGCCGTCGATGCAGCACCCGTCTTCGTAGTGGGCGCCGAAGTGCGCCCCTTGGTATCCGCAGCTCATCTCGTCTCCCTGCGTGTGGTGTGATTGCCCGCAGGGCGGACACTTACGGAGCCGATCCGACTCACACCCGCTTAGGCGGTCTACGGGGTGTGTTCCCGTCCGCTTTCTTGCGGAATCGGATCGGCTCAGTAAATGCCCGCAGGGCGGGCGCGGTTGGTCAGGCGAATAAGCTGTCGCGGGAACGCCGGAAGTTCTCCCATGCTTCGGCTGGCGTGGCGCCGCCGCCGACGCACCCTGCACCGAACACATAGACCCACCACCAGCCGTTGGCGCCGCGAATTCGAGGTTTGTCCCATTTCATCGTCATTCCCCTTCGTGATTGCGTTGGTCGCGGTAGGCGCGCCGCGCGTAAAAGATCGCTGCGATGGCGGCCCAGCCTTCGGCTCGCAGCTCGCGATAGAGGTCGATATCGAGTCGCATCGTCGTTCTCCTGTAGCGGGCGGGGTTGGTCAGATGCCGCCGAGCTGGCTGGCGACGCCCGGCGCGATGAGGTTCAGCGCGAGGCGGCGCAGCTCGGGCGAGGTCGGGAAGTCGCGGCGCAGCTCGATCAGGTCACGTGCGATCGTGGACATGTCAGCCCTCGCGGACGATGCGCAACGTGGCGGTGCGGTGGTCACTGCAATGGCTGACGCCGGAAGTGCCCGGGCCGAGCGCCGCGCCGCACTGCGAGCAGTACGTCATCGCGAGGGGACGGGATTTGCCGATGTCGGCCGCGGCGATGCGCCGCTTGATTTCCGCGGCGAGGACGTCCTTGCAGGTGTTCCAAACCTCGTACACGTCCTCGATCCGCCCGCGGCGCAGCGCGGCGTCAAGCACAGCGATCTGCTCGGTCGAAAACGGCAGCACGTCGAACGTGACGCCTTCGGCGATCGCTTCGTTGCGCTCGTCGCGCGCCAGCGCGGCATCGTCTGACGCCGCCTGCAGCTGGTCGGACTGGCGGTCGACCAGCGCCGACAGGCGGCGTACGTTGTGGTTATGGGTTCGAGGAATGTGCATCGCATCCTCCACATGAAAGTAGGATTGCTAACTGAATTGAAGTCTTGAACAGCGGCGAAGCATCTGCGCTCAGTCCTGACCGGTGACGCCTCGAGAGAACGAACCGCCACCGGTCAGAACTGCATCACTCGCGCGCCCGGCCACTCCCGGCCGAGCCGGCTCCGGGCCGCGCGAGGTTTGTGCCGATTACGAAGCCATCGGACACGTGGTGCTGGCTGTCTTGCATCAGGTTTGCTCGGCGCGCCGCGGCTTTCCGCAGCGTCCGTCCTGACTCACGACGCAGATCGCGCCGGCCGGTTGCTCCGCCTGCGCGGTCCCGGCTTACCTTCGGTTGTTAAAGAGCGGTCCGCTTGGGCGGTGGCGCAGCGCGTTGGGTGCTGCGTTGGATCGAATATTAGAAGTTCTCTTTTTTATGGTCAAGAGAAATTCTAATATTTGAGGCGAGGAATTTGTAACAACGCGGACGAGCTTGGACTGATGCACGCCTTACAATGCCTCTACACAACAATGAGGGCCGGGCGTGCGCCGGTATGAGAAATGAGAAAAATTCTGATAGGTGCAGTGCTGGCGGCGATCCCGGTCGCGGGATTCTGCGTCGACAAAGCAACGTGTGAAGTTCTCGTCCGTATGTGGGCGAAGAATATGGCCTATACATCGGCATGCGACGCGAGCACCGGACTCGAGGACGAGCTGCGAGAGCGTCAGGCTGCCTGCAAGTTCATCGGGAAGCGCCGCGCCGAGCGGCTGATCAAAATGGAGTTTGAGGCAGCGCGGGAGGCCAACCTGACGTCGCACGCTACTTATTGCAGCGAGACCAAGGCGGAGTTTGATCGGGTCCAGGCATCGCTGTCGACGCAGTGAAGACCCCTCAAGCTCATTCATCACACGAATTAAACGTCTGCCGAATCCTGTTGAAAGCTCCCCATTTCTAGGTCTACACTACTGTACATGCATACAGTATTTGTGGCGTGGTTAGAAGGAGGCGTGCGCAATGCGAGAGACGAGGGCGGACCAACTGCGGTGTAAGCCGGGAGATCTGGCGATTGTGACGAGGTGCGGGGTGCCTGAGCGTATCGGGCTGCTCGTGCAGGTCGTGGAGCGGTGCCGAGATGGGCTTCACGACTGGATCGCGGAACTTCAGGGGCCGGGCGTCTTCGCGCGCGGCGCAGAAACCGGATGTGTGATGCTCCGCCGGCGCGCACTCATGAACGACTGGAATCTGACGCCGATTACGGGGATGGATCTTCCAGGCGAAATGGCTCGTCGGGATCTGGAAGCATCCGAAGCATCAGGGCAAACGTCTGGGCGGGCTCGCCAGCCTTGTCTGCCTTGAGAATTGCGTCGATCAAAGCTTGAGCTGCGGAGCTGACTGAAGTCTGCGCGGCTCCGCGCTCCGTAGATGGCAGATCACGCGCCAGTCGTGGGCTGATCTCGACAGGATCAGCTCCGATCTGGGCGCAGATCGCGAGGAGCGCCTTCACATTCAAAGGGATCACGCCCCGGAAGTATTGGCTGATCAGCCCCTGCGTGCCAAGGCCGGTTGCCTCCGCAAGCCAAATCTGCGACGCGCCGGGGTGAGCGCTCTTGTAGCGCCTCCACGCTTCGACGAGTCGATCACGATCCGCAAGTTCGTCCTCGGTGAGAGGGCGCTTTTCCACTGTAGCCATGGTTCAAATGGTAAATAGCTCCGCTAATATCCGCTCGGGGCGATCATTAGAAGTTCTCTTGACTCGAAATAAGAGAACTTCTAATATCTGTCGCATGAACAACATGCGATCTCTCCGCAAGACGCTCGGCATGTCTCAGGCTGAATTGGCCAAGAGCATCGGGGTCACGCAGTCCGCTCTCTCTCACTACGAGAACGGCAGTTGCGACCCGCTCGTTGAGACGGCCCGAAAGCTCATTGCCTTTGCCGGGACACGTGGCATCACGTGGTGTCTTGAGGACGTCTACACGTCGCCGAAGGCCGCCCAGCCGAAGGGCGCGACGTGAAAAACATCAGCATTTTCTGAGAGCCGGCCGGGCGTCGTCCCGGCCTTTATTTCGAGCCCGGCCCAACTGGGTAAGCAAGTGGGTATTCAACTGGGTAACGATTGAATTTTCGAATGAACCAGACCGAATTCAGGATGTTCGCGCCGTGGGTGCAGGCCGCGACGCTGCCGGAGCCGGACATCGAAGCGATGACGTTCGAGGCGTGTCTCGAGCGCGCGCTCGAACTGGGCCTGCGCCGATTCGACCGCAAGACGCTCGCGCGGAACTGCGGGATCCACTATCCGCACTTCGCCGACCTGGTCGCCGGGCGCCGGCCGTTTCCGGCCACGAAACTGCACCTGTTCTGCATGTTCACTGGCTGCGATTACCCGCGACAGTGGCTCGCGATCGAGGAGCGCAAGGCGATCGAGGAGTACCGCCGTCTCAGCCAGCAGGCGATCGGCGAGTTCGTGCAGCAGGCGTTCGGTCAGCGTCAGGCGGCTGCATGACGTTGACACTCAGCCAGCGCGACATCGGCAAGCCATTCATCCGCAAGCTCGGCCGCCCCATGCTGTACCTCGGCATCGTCGAGCAGAAGCACCTTTTCATCTTCCGCGATCCCCCGCAGGACTATCTCGCGTTCCATCCGGACCAGCTCTGGATGCTCGAGCGAGTGCGGCCCGAGGCGGCGCCGATCGACAACCAGAAGGAGGGCTGTGAGTGCTGACCCAACTATTCGAGCGCCCGTCGCGAGACGGGCGCTGTGGGCTGCAGTTATTCGGCCGCAGCAAGACGGAGACGAATTTTTTCCGGAAGCGTGTAGAGGTAGGTAAGCAAAAGCCGCGTGAACTCCATGAGTTCGGTCGCCGTTTCTTTCGTGAATTCTTCTTCCTCGTGGAGGGCGTCGTTTCCATCGAGGCGAACTCGATGGGCCCACGCCTTCATATCCTCGGTGATCTTGCGTTCCGCCGCGAGTTTGTCGATTCGCTTCTCAAGCTTCCACGCTTCGATTTCGGGGCTGTGGGCTTTCAATGCAATTTCGAGGCATCTGCGGAACATCGCAGCAGCCGGCGTGTGGTCGCCACGATTAAGGCAGCGCGCACCTTGGTCATAGGCGCGTCCGGCCGCTGGGGGCACATATTCCGGGATGGGGGATTCTGTCGGGGCGGGGAACGTACGGGTAATTTTGAAGCCAGGCGTAATTGCCAAGTCCGTCTGGACGTTCATCGGATTGTGGGTGTTCGTGGGGCAATCAACTTGACCGGCGAGTGGACCGCCGCAAGCGGGGCAAGCGCCGAACGTATTCCATACCTTCGGATTTACGACGTTCGGTTGGGCGTATACAACGCTGAATGTGGCGCGCGAAGCGCCGCAGTGGGGGCAGTCGGTGACGATCGTAGCCATGCGTTGATCTCCCTCGTTGTTGGACTCGCTGGCACGCAGCGTGTCCATCTTAGCGCAACAGTGGCCGGACGACGGCAGATGGCGGAGGTCGCATGACCTGGAGTCACGACGCCCTGCAGGAAGACCTGGCCGCATACGTGCGTGAGCGCACGCAGCGCATCGTCTGGACGAACATGCAGCTCGGCCCGGCGGGCTCGCCGCGGCCCGACGTCTACGCGGTGCCGCTCAGCTTCTCGCGCTTCACGCCGCTCGCTTACGAGATCAAGGTGTCCGTCGCCGACTTCCGCCGCGACGTCGCGGCTGGGAAGTGGCAGAGCTACTTGCGATACGCGTCCGGCGTGACGTTTGCGGTGCCGGCCGGCCTGATCGGCAAGGCCGACGTGCCGGACGGCTGCGGCCTGCTCGCGCGGGCCGACGACGGCTGGCGCACGCTGAAGGCGCCGACACCGCGGCCGATCGACAGCCTGCCGCGCGACGCGTGGATCAAGCTGTTGATCGATGGCATGGAGCGGGAGCGCGAGCGCGTCTCCGCGCATCGGCGCGCCGAGTATGCCGTGACGCTGGAGGTCGAGCGGCGTGTGGGTGCCGATGTCGCGAAGCTGATCCGCGACCGTGATCTCGCGCGGGTGCGGTACGAACGCGCGACCAGCAATCTGGAGACGGCCGCCGCCGACGCCGATCGGGAGTATCGCGAACACATGCAGCACGCCCGCGAGCGCGCCGAGCGCGACGCTGCGCGGCTCGACGAAGCGCGCAGCGAGCTCGCTGCGGCACTCGGCCTTCTGCCGGCCGCGTCGGTGAGCGAAATCATCAGGGCCGCGCGCGACGCCGCGGACCGCCTGTCCGAATCGCGGGAGATCGCGCGCCTGTCGCGCACGATCGACAGCGTGTCCCGCGCGCTTGAGCTCGCGCGCGCCGAGGTGCCAGCGATCGCGGGGAGGACTGCAGCGTGAGCCTGATCATTACCCCGATCTCGCTCGAGGAGGCAAACGCCTACGTCGCCACTCACCATCGACATCACCGGCCCGTCGCCGGGCACAAGTTCAGCATTGCCGTCGTCGATCCGCTTTCACTCGATTCCATCGTGGCGCAGGACCCGCAGGTCTGCGGCGTCGCCATCGTCGGCCGACCGGTAGCCCGCGGAAACGACGACGGCCTGACGCTCGAGGTGACGCGATGCTGCACTGACGGCACGAGGAACGCCTGCTCAGCGCTGTACGGCGCGGCGTGGCGCGCGGCCCGCGCGCTCGGCTATCTGCGCCTGATCACCTACACGCTGCCCGGCGAGGGCGGCGCGAGCCTGCGCGGTGCCGGCTGGCGACTCGTCGGCGCGCGCGGCGGCGGCAACTGGAACACGCCCGCGCGGCCGCGCGTCGACACAGCGGCGCACCTGCGCGGGCAAAAGCATCTGTGGGAAGCACGATGAACGACCTCCCGAATCCTCTCACCGTAGCTCGGGGATCCTGATGAATTACTACCCCCACCACATCGGCGATTTCCGGTCCGGCACGGTCAACATGAGCCGTGTCGAGCGCTGGATCTATCGCGACCTGATTGACGTCTACTACGACACCGAGAAACCCCTTCCGCTGGACCTGGACGCGGTGTGCTACGCCGTCGGCGTGAGCGCCGAGGAAGAGCGCCGCGCCGTGGCGAACCTGTTGCGTTTCAAGTTCACGCAGACGGACGCCGGATACGTCCACGAACGATGCGAAATCGAGATCGCGGCCTACCGTTTGCGCGCCGAAACCGCCCAGGAGAACGGGAAAAAGGGCGGCCGGCCGAAAAAGCGGACGGCTAGCGAGTCGGGTACCAAACAGAACCCACCTGAAACCCAAGAAAAACCCAGTGGGTTTTCGTCGGGTTCCGATCCGGTTGCCAGTGGCCCCCCAGACATAACCGGTTCTAAAACTAACCAAGAACCAAGAACCAAGAACCACTATGTAAACCATAGCGGCGGCGGCACAGCACAGGCAGTAGCGGACGATGCGCAAAACGCCGCCGCCGCTTTCGTCGAGATCCTGCGCACATCGGGCGTGAGCGTTGCCGCGAGCGACGAGTGCGTCGCCAGTTGGCCGCTACGCGGCGCAACGCGCGACGACGTGCTGACCGCCGTCGCCACGGCGCGCCAGCGGCGCGCGAAGGACGGCTCGACGCAGCCGATCAACGTCGGCTTCCTCGACCGGATTCTCAGCGACGCCATCGCCGCGCGCTCCGTGAACGCTGGCGGTACGCCGCGCGTCGCGGGCGACTGGTGGCGCTCGTGGGCCGGCATCGTTGAGCGTGGGCGCCAGCTCGGCCACGAGCAAGGCCCCGACGAGCACGCATTCGAATTCAAGCTGCGCGTGTTCCGCGCCGCGGGCGACGGCCCGTGGTGGGACGACCACAACCGCGCGTTTCGCAACAACGCCGGCCCCGTCGCGGCTGGCGCACTGCTGGGGGAAGGGCGATGAGCACGTTTATGGGAATGAAAATCTTCGTCGACCCGATCTTCGACGACTGCCAGCGCATGCAGGTGTCGGACAGGTTCGCTGAGCTGATGCCGGAGCAATTCGTCATCGACCTGAACGGCTGGATGCGTGAGTTTTTCGGTACGGAAAGCCGCATGGTGCAGGTCGGTAACGAAGCGCTCTTGATTGGCCCGAAAGGCTACGAGGCGTTGAAGCAGGAGTTCGCGGAGAACTGGACCGGGGTGTCGGCATGAGCGAGCCCGTACGTTTCAAGGCTTCGGACGGCAGCCCGTTGACCTGCGCTGATTGCCGCTTCGGTTACATCGATCCGCCGCCCACGTTACATCGCGTTTGTCGCAATCCGGAAGGTGCCCCATTGCGCGACCCGATCAACGGCTGGCTTCCGACATGCAAGACGATGCGCGAACGTTTCTCGCCCTGCGGGCCCGATGCGGCGCTTTTCGAATTCGCGCCGGAGATGGCTGAACAGGAGCTCGCCGCAACTGACCCGTGGATAACTCGCTTCTGGCGTGCGTTCAAGCCGTGGGGTGCGGTATGACGCAACAGCCCCTCATCACGGCATCGCCGATCGCGCGCCGCGTCGAGTTCGTCGTTCCCGGCAAGCCTGTCGCGAAGGGCCGACCACGCTTCGCGCGCCACGGAGCGCACGTCCGCACGTTCACGCCCGAGGCGACCGAGCGCTACGAGAACCTCGTGAAGATGGCCGCCCGCGCGGCGATGCGCGACACGCGGCCGTACGAGGGCCCGGTGCGCCTGATCGTGAACATCGGCCTGCCGATCCCGACGAGTTGGTCGCAGAAGCGCCAGGACGCGGCAGCCGCCGGCGCGATCGGCGCGACGAAAAAGCCGGACTGGTCGAACGTCGCGAAATCCATCGAAGACGGCCTGAACGGGATCGTGTACGTCGATGACGCTCAGATCGTCGATGGGTGGGTGTCAAAGCGCTACACCCGCACCCCTGGAGTGCGAGTCGAGGTTATCGAATTGAATTTGCAGCGGGCCTAGGAAGTTGACGCAAACGGTATTCGGAGGTTGTGGAATGAGCATCGAATGGGATAGGGGCGCGGTCAACAACGTTGCCCCGGCGTTGAAGGGCGGCATGAACGGGGTCGTCTACGCCGACGACGGCCAGGTGGTCGACCTCTGGATCTCGAAGCGCTACGCGCGCGTGCCCGGCGTGCGCATCGAGGCGATCGAATTGAATCTGAAGTCAGCATAAGGAGCGGGGCCTTGAAAGCAAACGGAAAACTCACCATCAACGCGATCATCGCGGCCATGAAGCCCGGCATCCGGTACTCGGCGCATGACCTTGCCCGTCGTTTGAAGCATCCGGTTTCGTCGGTGCGTCAGCTGCTCGCGCTCGACGTCGCGCTCGCGCGGCTCGACAGCCATTCCGAGAGCCGCGGTCGAATGTACTCGCTCGCGGGCACCAGCCGCTCACCCGGGTCGCACGTTGACACGCGCATCCGGCCGGACTTCACGAGCAACCTGTCGGGCTACATGGCCGAGCTCAGCACGCGCCAGGCGCTGGCGATGACGACGCGGGGTGCACGATGAGCGACGACGTCGAGTTCAAATCGGCTTTCGACGCCGTTCGGTTCGCGCTCTGCTACTCGTCGCAGCAGTACGGCGAGACGATGCTGGCGAAGCGGCTGCGCGGCGAGTCGATCGGCACGGGCATGGGTCTGGTCGGGCTCGACGGCGCCGGCCAGGCCGGGCAGATTCGCCGGGATCTCTGGGATCTGCCGGATCTGCACCTGTCCGTGATCGTCGCGCGCGCGGCGCCGCGCGACCTGCCGTGCTCATGCGGCGCGGCGTGCTGCAGCGGCCGCACGCCGAACCTCGAGTGGAAGGCGGCGATCGGGTGGCTGACGCAGGCGTCCGCCGCCTACTGCTCGGGCTTCTCGCACTTCCGCGTTCGGCGGGCGATCATCGAGCGGCTGTTCGGGGTGAAGTGCGACCTGTCGCAGATCGCTGACGACTGCGAGGCTCACCGGAACACGGTCAGCAAGCAGAACGCGGCGGTTCGCCTCTGGATCGATGGGGATCGGAAGGGCGAGACGGTCGGCGTGTCGCAGGTCGCCTGGTCCGCGATCGAGCGCAAGCTGTCGGCCGCCGGATTGTTGAGGGAGAGCGAAACCGCTTGACGATGTGCATTTCATGCACAATAATCCGCCATATTCGATACACGTCATACGTGCGTCCGGAGAAACGAAGCCCGCGAAAGCGGGTTTTTTTGTCGCGATGCCTCCGCGTTATACTCGCCTCGGCCTTAGCTGCGCCGGCGGGAAAGACGCAGCGAGGTGATCACCAGCGCGCCGAAAGGTGCAGACGGGTTTCCGCCGCCCTGCTGGCACCAGACATATCGAGCCCGCTGAGCGAAAGCCCAGCGGGCTTTTTCATCACTTCACGGGAACCAGTCCGCTCACCCCTACTTGGGCATAAGTCGTCTGTGCCACTACGATTCCCGCCGCTCGGCCGATCGCATTCACAGCCTCCCGGGCAAGGTCGTTGACCCCCTGCGCAGTGCCGGTTCCTGAGATGACATAGGTTGCATCCGGCAGATGGCACTCCGTGTCATTGACCATCACTGTTCTAGCAAATCCACGGATTCCCATCTGGTCGTGCAGCTTGTCGTAGTCCCCTTTTTGCTCGTCGTGCAACTCAACGCGGGTAAGAAATTCAGTCATTTATTGGTCTCCAGTTAGGTTGTGCCGGCTCTCATCCGGCTCGACGATTCTACGCCCGCGGCCTGACGACCAAGCTCGCGAACAACATGCCGCATTCAAAGCGAACCGATGTCGCACGGATAGTGCACGCGCCACGGCCAGCGCCGCCCGACATCCTCTTCGACGATTCGAACTGGGTTCGGCACATCGTGCCGGCCGACGGCGTCGCCGAGTGGGTGAACGAGACGCTCCTGCGCGAGGGCGCGCCACTGCACAACCCTGACCATGCGCACCTGGTCGACGCCGACGTCGCCTACCTCTGGGCGGCTGTCGAGAACGTGCGCCAGATGCGCCGCGTCGTCGGCCAGTGCGAAGAGGTGATGATCCGCGCCGGCGGCTGGCAGCGCGCGCGGCAGGAGCAGCAGCTCTGCGAGTGGTTCGGCCGCGTGCCGGCGTTCCTGATCACGCTCGACGCGCACTACGCGCGCGAGTGCAGCGACCTGGAATGGTGCGCGCTGGTCGAGCACGAGCTGTACCACATCGGCCAGCGCCTCGACGAGTTCGGCGCGCCGGCGTTCACCAAGGGCGGCGTGCCGAAGCTCGGCATCCGCGGGCACGACGTCGAGGAGTTCGTCGGCATCGTCCGTCGGTACGGCGTCGGCGGCGGCGCCGGCGATACGGCGAAGTTCGTCGACGCCGCCCGCCGCGCGCCGGAAGTCGGCCACGCCGACATCGCGCGTGCCTGCGGCACCTGCATCCTGCGGGCCGCATAACCCGGACGTTTTCCCGCTATGGCAGCACTTCCCGACGCGATCAAGGTGTACATCGTGCAGTCGCTCGCGTGCTTCGACACGATCTCGCGCGTCGCGAAGGCAGTGCGCGAGGAATTTGGCGTCGAGGTGTCGCCGCAGCAGTGCGAGCGGTACGACCCGACGAAACGCGCCGGCTCGACGCTCAGCAAGAAGTACCGCGACATCTTCGAGCGGACGCGCGAAGAGTTTCTAAAGGACACCTCGCGCATCGGCGTTTCGCACCGCGCGGTCCGCCTGCGCGCGCTCGATCGTGCCGTCGGCATCGCCGAGCAGCGCGGCAACCTGCCGTTGATGGCGCAGCTGCTCGAACAGGCGGCGAAGGAAGCCGGCGACGCGTTCACGAATCGGCGTCGCCTTGAGCATACCGGGGAGGACGGCGGCCCAATCGTGAATAGGACGGTCGTCGTCGATGAACAGCAGGTCGCAGCCGCCGTCGCCAAGCTCGAAGACGAGTATTGACCCCGCCATCGAGCGGGCCGTCCTGAAGGCGAAGTGCGAGCGCGACCACCTGTTCTTCAGCCGGTACTTCTTCAAGCACCGGCAGGCGATCAAGTTCCGCGTCAACTGGCACCACGTGCTGATCGCCGACGCGGTGCAGCGCGTGATCGACGGCAAGCTGAAGAACGTCGTCATCAACGTGCCGCCGGGCTCGTCGAAAACCGAGCTCGTCGCGATCAACCTGATCGCACGCGGGCTCGCGCTGAACCCGCGCGCGCGCTTCCTGCACATCAGCTACTCGGACGACCTGGCGCTGCTGAACAGCGAGGCGGCGCGCGACATCGTCGCGTCCGCCGAATACCAGGCGCTCTGGCCGCTGGAGATCGCGGACGACGCGAAGTCGAAGAAGCGCTGGAACGTCCTGGTCGACGGGAAGAAGGCCGGCGGCGTCTACGCGGTGTCGCTCGGCGGCCAGATCACCGGCTTCCGGGCTGGCCACATGGCGGACGGCTGGCAGGGCGCGATCATCATCGACGACCCGCTGAAGGTCGAGGACGCGTACAGCAAGACGAACCGCAACAAGGCGAACCGCAAACTGCTGTCGACCGTGAAGAGCCGGAAGGCGAATCCGGACACGCCGATCATCGTGATCATGCAGCGGCTCGCCGAGGAAGACCCGACCGGGTTCATCAAGTCCGGCAAGCTGCCCGGCGAGTGGGAGTTCATCGAGATCCCGGCGCTGATCACCGACGAGTACGTCGCGAAGCTGCCGGCGCACGTGCGCGAGCGCGTGGAGTGCTCGGAGCGCGACGACGACGGCCGATTCAGCTACTGGCCGTACAAGGAGCCGCTGCACGACTTGCTGGCGTCCGAGAAGGCCGACCCCTACGTCTTCAACGGCCAGTACATGCAACGGCCGTCGCCGCTGGGCGGCGGGATCATCCAGAGCGGCAAGTTCCTGCGCTACGGCGCGCTGCCGCAGTTGCAATACCGGAAGATCTTCGCCGACACCGCGCAGAAGACGGCCGAGCGCAACGACTACAGCGTGTTCGAGTGCTGGGGCCTCGGCTACGACAATCGGGTGTACCTGATCGACCTGATCCGCGGGAAGTGGAAGGCACCGGAGCTCAAGCAGCGCGCGATCGACTTCTGGAACAAGCACGCGGCCATCGGCGCCGACGACCCGGGCGCGCCGGCGCTTCGCCAGATGAAGGTCGAGGACAAGTCCAGCGGCACCGGGCTGATTCAGGACATCCAGGCCGAGGGCGGCATCCCGATCGAGGGCATCGAGCGCGTGAAGGACAAGCTGACGCGCGTGATGGACGTCGTCAGCCACATCGACGTCGGTAACGTCGGCGTCCCGCTCGACGCGCCGTGGGTCAGCGATTTCCTGAGCGAGTGCGACTCGTTCACCGCGGACGACACGCACATGCACGACGACCAGATCGATCCGATGGTCGACGCGATCAACGACATGCTGGGAGGCGCGAAGGACCTGTCGGTCTGGGAGCGGCTCGGCACTTAAGCACGACAGGATTTCCCAGAATGTCGCGAAAGAAACAGCAGGTACGGCCCGCGCGCGCGGCCGCGTCGCCGCACGCGCATCGCACGGCCGACTCGTTCGCCAACTTCCAGGCGCGGCTCGGATGGGGCGCCGACAACCAGGCGTCAGCGTCGCAGTACACGCTGACGTACCAGAGCCGGAACCGCGTCTGGCTGGAGGCCGCCTACCGCGGCTCGTGGATCGTGCGCGCCGCGGTGGACGCGATCCCCGAGGACATGACGCGCAAGGGCATTGAGATGTCCGGTCTCGATCCGACCGACGTGTCGAAGATGGAGACCGCGCTCACGCGCAAGGCAATCTGGGATCAGCTCTGCGACACCGGGAAGTGGGCCCAGCTGTATGGCGGCGCGATCGCGGTGATGCTGATCGACGGCCAGGACATGTCGCAGCCGCTTCGGCGCGAGACCATCGGGCGAGGCCAGTTCAAGGGCCTGCTCGTGCTCGACCGCTGGATGGTTGCGCCGCCGGTCGGCGAGGTCGTCACCGAGTTTGGCCCGGACCTCGGCATGCCGAAGTACTACGACGTGCTGCCGTCGACCATCGGGCTGCCGCAGGGAAGTATTCACCACTCGCGCGTGCTGCGCTTGGACGGCGAAGCGCTGCCGTTCTACCAGCGGATCAGCGAGAACGGATGGGGGCTGTCGATCCTCGAACCGATGTGGGACCGTCTCATCGCGTTCGACAGCGCGACGGTCGGCGCGGGGCAGCTCGTCTACAAGGCGCATTTGCGCACACTCAGCGTCGAGAAGCTGCGCGAGATCATCGCGGCCGGCGGCCCGGCGCTCGCCGGGCTGCTGAAGCAGGTCGAGATGATGCGGCTCGGGCAGTCGAACGAAGGGCTCACGCTCGTCGACGCGGCCGATAAGTTCGAGACGCACCAATACGCGTTCAGCGGGCTGTCGGACGTGATGCTCCAGTTCGCGATGCAGCTGAGCGGCGCGACTGGCATCCCGCTCGATCGCCTGTTCGGCCAACAGCCGGCCGGACTGAGCGATACCGGAGAAGGCTCGCGGCTGCTGTACCACGAGAAGGTTCACACGCGGCAGGAGCGCCGGCTGCGTAACCCGCTGCACGGCCTGCTCGACGTCATGTGCCGGTCCGAGATCGGCCAGTCGCTGCCCGAGGATTTCGCGTACGAGTTCCGCCCGCTGCAGGAGATGTCGGCGGCCGAGAAGGCGGAGATCGGCAACAAGACGGTCGACTCCGTGACGAAGGCGGTCGACGCCGACCTGATCCCGCGCAGCCAGGGCATGCGCGAGCTGAAGGCGTCCTCGCCCGACACCGGCATGTTCGGCGACATCTCCGACGAGGCGATCGAGCAGGCCGAGCGTGACGAGCAGGGCGACGAGCCGCCGGCGATCGACATGGCGCTGCCGACCGGGCCGACTGCCGCGGCCGGTGCGCGCACGAACGATTCCCTGATCCGCAGGCTGTTCCGACGCCGATGACTCTCACCCTCGACCGAAAGCGCGGCCGGCGCAAGAACCCGGTGCGCCTGAGCGGGCCTGAGCGTCAGTACAGCCTTCAGCTGCGGAAGATCGCCGAGCAGGTCGGCGTGCTGGTGAACGGTTTCCCGCAGGGTGATCCGCAGTGGGCGCCGACGATCGAAGAGCTGCTGCGGCGCTACGCCGAGGCGCTCGCACCGTGGGCCGAGGCGACCGCGGCGCGGATGCTCGCGGACCTGAACCGGCGCGACGAGCAGGCGTGGATGCAGCAGGCAGCTGACATGTCGCGCGCGCTGCGCGACGAGATCCAAAACGCGGCAACCGGCGAGACGCTGCGCGCGCTGATGGCTGAGCAGGTGACGCTGATCAAGTCGATCCCGCTGGAGGCCGCGGAGCGCGTGCACCGGCTGACCATCGAGGGGATGGTCGACAGCACGCGTGCGGCGCAGATCTCGAAGGCGATTCAGGAGTCTGGCCAGGTCGCGAAGAGCCGCGCCGACCTGATCGCGCGGACCGAGGTATCGCGCGCCGCGACGTCGCTCACCGAGGCCCGCGCGCTGCACGTCGGCAGCCCGGGGTATTTCTGGCGCACCTCGGGCGATTCCGATGTCCGCGAGGACCATCGCATCCTCGAGGGCCAATTCATCACGTGGGACAACCCGCCCATCGCTGATCGGCGCACCGGGCGCCGTGCCCACGCTGGCTGTATCTACGGATGCCGGTGCTTTCCGGAAGTGGTTTTCCCCAAGGACTGACATGACCCCTCGCATTCTCCGAATTCCCGGGCTTCTGACATACAGGCGGCACGGCGATCTCGCGCACCTGCAGATCTTCGGGCGGTGCATTTACGTCCGCGCCGGGAGGCGCCATCGCCTGATGGGCATCGTCTGGGGTGGCAACTGACCATGGCGAGCCGCGAATTCACGTTCCGCGTGCGCACCGCGTGGTGGCTGCCGCTGTACATCCAGGCGCTGATCGCATGGTGCCGGCTCACCCGAGCCGAGCCCGATTACGAGCGAGTCCGCCGCGTCGTCGCGCGCGGCATCCGAACCAGTCTCGAAGGCTGACATGCGCATTTACACCATCGACCACGCGTGCACCTGCGGTTCGCACGCGCCGCGCGCTCGCGCGCATACCCGCGACAGCATCACGGCGTCTGGCGTGTACGCCGCTGAGCAGCTCGGCGAGCGCCAGTCGATTACGCCCGAGGGCTTCCTGCTCTGCGAGGCCGTGCCGATCGCGCGCGTCGGCTCGCAGGATTACGCCTATTTCGAACTGCCCGAGCTCGCGGCGAAGGACGGCGTGATCGTCGCCGAGCGCACGGCCGACGTGCTGTTCAGCCCCGAGACTCTCGCGAGCTTCGAAGGCAAGCCGATCACGATCGACCACCCGCCGGATTTCGTGACGCCGGCGAATTTCAAATCGGTCGTCGTCGGCTTCGTGATGAACGTTCGGCGCGGTGAGGGCGACCAGTCGGACCTGATGCTGGCTGATCTGCTGATATTCGATGCAGAAGCCATTCGCCTTGTGCAGCTCAAGGTGCTTGCACAGGTCAGCAACGGCTACGACGCCGACTACGAACAGATTGCGCCTGGGCGGGCGCGACAGGTGGTGATCGTGGGCAACCACGTCGCCCTCGTGAAAAACGCCCGCTGTGGCCCCGTGTGTTCCATCGGGGATAGCGCTTCCAACCTACTCCCGACAGGAGATTCCAGCATGGCAAACAAGAAGCAGTCGACGCTGCTCGAGAAGCTGCGTAAGGCGTTCATGACGCGCGACTCGGACACGTTCGAGAAGGTCGCGAACGAGATGACGGGCGACGAAGGCGAGGGCGAAGGCGGCAACGGCCAGCCCCAGATTCACATCCACATGCCCGGCGCGGCCGGCGATCCGAAACCCGGCGCCGCGGCAACCGGCGACGAAGGCGCGGGCGGTGGCGAAAGCGATCCGCTCAAGCAGGTGCTCGATGCGGTCCAAGCGACCAACGGCAAGATCGATGCGCTCGCCGAGCGCGTGACGAAGCTCGAGGGCGGCGGTACGCCGACGGGCGACGATGACGACGAAGACGACGGAACCGGGACGACCGATGACGACGGCACGGGCACCGGCGGCGGCGACCAGGGCGGGACGAAAACCGGCGACAGCACGGCACTGCGCGACGAGTTCCAGGACGCGCTCTCGCGCGCCGAGATTCTTGCCCCGGGCGTCCGTCTGCCGACGTTCGACGCGAAGGTCGCGCGCAAGAAGACGGTCGACGCGATCTGCGTCCTGCGCCGTCGTGCGCTGCTCGCTGCGATGGACAACGAGAACGGCGAGGCGGTCAAGGCCGTGACTGGCGGCGCTGACATCTCGAGCATGCCGTGCAACGCGGTTAAGGCGTTCTTCAACGCGGCTTCCGAACTGGTGCGCGGCAAGAACTCTGGCGTGCTGCAGCGCCGGACGAGCGACTCCGCTCAGGCTGCGCGGAAAGACATCAACGAAGTCCACGCGGAATTCTGGAAGAACCGCAAGTAAGGAGCCGACATGCCCTCGTATCAAGCCTATCAATTCCGCATGCCGGCGGGCTTCGCCGGCGATCTCCAGCGCGCCGAAGTCGCCACGATCGAGACGCAACTGATCGATCCGGCCGCACCGCCGGCGGCGTTCGGCGTTCCCGTGAAGATGGTGAACGGCAAGATCCAGCCGATCAACAACGCGGCCGACACCGCGGCGAGTGTCTACGGCGTGAACCTGCGCGCGTACCCGATCCAGGGCAACGGCACGGATCCGCTCGGTACGTCGACGCCGCCGACCAGCGGCCCGACCGACATCCTCAAGCGCGGTTACTTCAACGCCGCGCTTGGCGGTACCGCGCCGGCCACGAAGAACGGCACGGTGTACGTGCGTGTCGCTGCGGCAGCCGCTGGCAAGCCGCTCGGTGGTTTCGAGGCGGCGGCCGACGGCACGAACACCGTCGCGATGCCGTCGAACTGGTATTTCACCGGGCCGGCCGACTCGTACGGCGTCGCCGAAATCGCCGTCAACATCTGATCCGGCGCTGAACAGCGCTTCACCCGAAGCCCCGCAATCGCGGGGCTTTTGCATTTCTGGAGCCATTACATGGACATGTCCGAACTGAAGCACCTGCGCCGGGCCGGGGAGTCGATCCCGATGTCGGCGGCCGTCGCGGACGCGACGAGCCGACTGATCCGCGCGCGCACGCAGGACCAGCAGTACACCTACGACCGCGCCACGATCGACTCGACCGGCGCGTTCCTCGTCGGCCAGCTGGAACGCCTCGACCAGACGCTGAACGAGCCGCTCGTCGAGTACACCTGGTCGCGCGACATCTACATTCGCAGCGACGTGTCGGCGGCCGACGAAGTCGCGTCGTTCACGAACTCGGCGTTCGGGATGAGCGGCGGTATCAACCCGAACGGTCTGAACTGGATCTCGAACGAGGGCAACGCGCTGGCGGGCCCGTCGGTCGACATCGGCAAGACCGCACAGCCGATGCTGCTCTGGGGTGCCGAAGTCAAGTACACGGTGCCCGAGCTCGTGAAGTCGCAAGCGCTCGGCATGCCCATCGACTCGCAGAAAGTCGAGGCGATGAACATGAAGCGCAACATGGACCTCGACCAGATCGTCTACTACGGCGATCCGCAGATGAACTTCACAGGCCTGGTGAACTCGATCGGCGCCGTCGGGAGCGTTTCGAACGTCGCGAACGGCGCGGGCGGCTCGCCGCAGTGGAATACGAAGACGCCTGACGAAATCCTGAAGGACGTCAACGAGATCCTGACGTCGGCGTGGCAGGCGTCCGGCTGGAAGGTGAAGCCGAACCGCCTGATGCTGCCGCCGGCAACGCTCGGCGGCATCGCGTCGCGCCTCATCAGCACGGCCGGCAGCAAGTCGATCCTGACGTACCTGCTCGAGAACAACATCTGCACGCAGCAGGGCACGCCGCTCGAAATTCTCGAGCTGAAGTGGCTGATCGGCGCCGGCGCTGGCGGCACGCAGGGCCAGCTCAATACGGTGGACCGGATGGTCGCGTACAACAGCGACAAGAAGTACGTCCAGTTCCCGATGACGGACCTGCAGCGTACGCCGCTCGAGTACCGCTCGCTGTTCCAGATCACGACCTACTGGTCGCGTATCGGCCGCGTCGAATGGCGCTACGGCACGACGGCCGCTTACCGGGACGGGATCTGACATGGCGAAGATGGCGAAGATCAACGTTCTGACGGCATTCACGATCCGACTTCTTCACGAGGGCGAGGAGGTCGTCCGCCGCGTCGAGGCCGGCGTGCAGGAGGTCGAGGACTTCATCGCTGACCACTGGTACGCGAAAGCGCACATCGGTCCGATGCCGGCCGGCGTCCCCGACGCGAAGGCGACCGATGACGATGCAGCGGCCCAAGCCGCTGCCGACTCCGCGGCGATCGCGTCGGCGAAGGCCGATCTGCAGACCGAGTCGGAGCGCCTGGAGAAGCTGCGCGCCGAACTCGATGCGTACGGCAAGGGGCTCGACGAGCGCGCGGCAGCGCTCGACGCGCGCGAAGCCAAGGTTGCGTCGGGCGAGCAGGATCTCGCCGCGCGTGTCGCCGCATTCGAGGCGTCGCAGAAGGATACGGCCAAGGACACTGCATCGGACGGTGCCGGGCAGAAGTCCGGCAGCGGGAAGAAGGCATAATGGCCTCCCGGCGGCGCGCCAGATCGGCGCGCGCCGGGCACCCGACCATTCGATGAGGTGACCCGTGGACGTATCCCAGTTCAGACAGTCGTTCCCTGAGTTCGACGCAGCGACGTATTCCGACCCGCTCGTGCAGTTCTGGCTGACCGTGGCGGTCTCGCTTGTCAATGCCGAGCGCTGGGGCGAGCTGACTGACCTGGGCGTCGCGCTGGTCACCGCACACCACCTCGCGCTGGCTGCCAAGGATCAGAAGACGGCGGCGATCCGCGGCGTGCCCGGGCAGGTGACCGGGCCGCAGTCGTCGAAGGCCGTCGACAAGGTCAGCGCCAGCTATGACACCGCGGCCGTCGCGATCAAGGACGGCGGGTTCTGGAACGCTACGATGTACGGCATCCGGTATCTCAGCCTCGCACAGATGATGGGCGCGGGCGGCATGCAGCTGTAACGCCGCCGATGCCCATCGGGAGAACCCCATGGGCATGACACTCGACCGCCTCGACGAGATCCTGAAGTCGATCAGCGGGCTCGTGCAGAAAGAGGTGCTCGTCGGCGTGCCCGACGGCACCGCGGGCCGCAAGGACCAGGGCGAACCGCTCAGCAACGCCGAGATCGGCTACATCCTCGAGAACGGCTCGCCGGCGAACAACCTCCCGGCGCGCCCGCATCTCGTGCCCGGCGTGCAGGACGCGCGGCCGAAGTTCGACCCGCAACTGCAGAAGGGCGTGGAAGCGGCGCTCGACGGCGACCTTGAGAAGGTTGACCGCAGTCTGAATCGTGCCGGCCTCGTCGCGCAGAACTCGGTGCGCGCGAAGATCAACAGCAACATCCAACCGAAGCTCGCTGACTCGACGCTGGCCGCGCGCCGGCGCCGCGGCGTCACGCGGGAGAACACGCTGGTTTTCTCCGGCCAGTACCGCAACTCGGTCATATACGTGGTCCGCAAGAAGAAGTGACCATCACCCCGAACATCGAGGGCCGCCACGTGCGGCCCTTTTGCATTGGAGTTCCGCATGGCGTTCCTCGACGTCACCGACGTCCTGCTCGATCCCGACGTCATGGACATGGGGCTGATCTGCAACCGCATGACGCAGATCACGGATGAAAAGGGGCGCGCGCGCAACACGCCCGCGTCGACGACGTTCTCCGCGGTCGTGACGAGCGACAAGGGCGACATCCTGCACCGGAACGCAGACGGTAGCCGAATCATCGGCTCGATCACCCTGCATACGCCGTTCCGACTCCGCGACGGCGCCCTTGGCGGTGACGCCGACGAGGTGATCTGGGCCGGCATCACGTACACCGTCGTCAACGTGAACAACTACTCGCACTTCGGCCGCGGTTTCGTGTGCGCGACGTGCGACATCAAGCCTCTCGCGGGGACCTCATGACCGACAGCTCGACCGGCGGATACCTGGCGCCAGCCGACGATGTGCCGCTGGTCGAGGACGACGAACTCGATGATCTGGTCCACGACCTGATCGCGGGCGTCACGGCGCTGCCCGGCGACCTCGTGCGGCCGCGCTGGCAGCCGACTGTCCCGAAGCAACCCGAGCCGTCCGTCGACTGGTGCGCGTTCGGCGTGCAAGAGCAGGAGCCGGACGCCGGCCCGGCGATCCAGCACGACAGCGCCGGCGACGGTCACGACACGTACATCCGGCACCAGGACATCGACGTCCCGTGCACGTTCTACGGGCCGCGCGCGAAGGGTTACGCGCAGCGGCTCGCCGATGGCCTCGCGATCCCGCAGAACCGTGAGCAGCTCCAACTGCTCGACATGGCGTTCGTCGGCGTCGGCACGATCCGCGCGGCGCCGGACCTGGTCAACCAGCAATGGGTGCGGCGCTACGACATGACCGTGACGCTGCGCCGCAAGATCACCCGGACCTACGCGGTCCTCAACCTCAAATCGGCCACCGTGGCGACGACGACCGATTCGTCGACGCCGGTGGACGGCACTTCGAACATCCACATGTAGGGGACCAGCATGTCCAACGGATTGCCGGTATCGCGCCTGATCAACGTCACGATCAACATGTCGCCGCTCGCGGCGCAAGGTGCGAACCTGAACACACTGCTCATTCTCGGGGCCTCTTCGTTCATCGACACGAACGAGCGACTGCGCTCGTACGGCAGCATCGACGCGGTCGCGGCCGACGCCGGCACGAACTCGCCCGAGTATTTTGCAGCGGCGCTGGCTTTCAACCAGGTGCCGCAACCGCAAAGCGTTTGCATCGGCCGATGGGCAAAGACGGCGACGGCCGGCTCGCTGCGCGGTGGCGTGCTGTCGGCTGCGCAGCAGGACATCACCGTCTGGAAGGCGATCACGACTGGCGCGTTCAACATCACGATCGACGGCACCGCGAAGTCGGTCACGGCGCTCGATTTCTCCGCGCAGACGAACCTGAACGGCGTAGCGACCGTGATCAACGCCAAGCTGACCGGCGCCACCATCGCGTGGAGCGGCTCGCAGTTTGTGGTGACGTCGAGCACGACTGGCGCGAACTCGAAAGTCAGCTACGCGACGGCGCCGGGCAGTGGTGCCGACATCTCCGCGATGCTGGCGCTGACGAGCGGCCTCGCGGGCACGCCGGCGGACGGCATCGTTCCGGAGCAACCGGTCGAAGCGGCCGCGATCTTCCTCGATCGTTTTTCCAACCAGTTCCTCGGTCTCGAATTCGCAGACGCGTCGATCACCGATGACCAGCATGTCGCGGTCGCGAACCTGATCGAAGCGAACCAGCGTCACCTTTACGGCATCACGACGCAGAACCCGCAGGTGCTCGACTCGACCGTGTCGACCGACATCGCGAGCAAGCTGAAGGCGCTGAAGTTGAAGTACACGATCTTGCAGTACTCGAGCTCGACGCCGTACGCGATCTCGTCGCTGCTGGGCCGGTTGCTCACGGTCAACTTCAACGGTAACAACACGACGATCACGCTGATGTTCAAGCAGGAGCCGAGCGTCGCCGCCGAGCAGTTGACCAGCACGCAGGCGAACGCGCTGCAGGCGAAGAACTGCAACGTGTTCGTGAACTACAGCAACGACACGTCGATCATCCAGTACGGCGTGACGCCGAGCGGCCTGTTCGCCGACTCCGTCTATAACGCGATCTGGTTCCGCAACCGGATCGAGACGGACGTCTACAACCTGCTGTACCAGAGCCCGACGAAGATTCCGCAGACGGACGGCGGCAACGCGCAGATCGCCGCGAAGATCTCGTCGTCGTGCGACGCGGCGGTGAACAACGGCTACCTCGCGCCCGGCGTCTGGAACTCTGGCGGCTTCGGCGCGCTGAATCAGGGTGACACGCTGGCGAAGGGCTATTACGTCTATGCGCCGCCGATCGCGACGCAGTCGCAGGCGGACCGCGAAGCGCGCAAGGCCGTGACGTTCCAGGTCGCCGCGAAGGAAGCAGGTGCGATCCACAGCGTCGACATCCTCGTCAACGTCAACCGCTAACAGGAGAATCCCATGTCGGGAACCTATTCGTTTCAAGACGTCAACGCGACGCTCGTCGGGCCCGGTGGCGTCTTCTCTCTCGGCTACGGCGAGGCGACGGCCGAGGAAGGCATCACGCTCGCGGCCGCCGGCGACAAGAACACGATGACGATCGGCTCGGACGGCGAGGGTATGCACAGCCTGCACGCCGACAAGTCCGGCCAGGTCACGCTGCGCTACCTCAAGACGGCACCGATCAACGCGAAGCTGATGGCGCTCTACGACGCGCAGTCGCTCGACAGTCGCCTGTGGGGCAAGAACCTGATCGAGGTCGGTCAATCGGTCTCGGGCGACATCGCCACCGCGCGCAGCTGCGCGTTCAAGAAGGTGCCGGACCTGAAGTACGCGAAGGACGGTGACATCGTCGAGTGGGTCTTCGACTCGATCAAGATCGACCGTATTCTCGGGACGTACTGAACATGGCGACTGAAATCGAACTCAACGGCGCCCGGTATTCGATCGGCAAGCTGAGCGCGATACAGCAGTTTCACGTGTCGCGGCGCATCGCGCCGATCATCCCGCCAATGATCCCGGTCCTGATGAAGTTCTACGCCGAGCTCGAGCAGGCCGATGTCGCGCGCCAGCAGGCGCGCGCGAACGCCGCGCTTGCGGCACTTGCCGAGGGTGGGACGCCTGACGAGGAAGCAGACGCTCCGGCGGCCGACAAGTCGCGCGATCTGCTGCCGCTGGTGGACGCGGTTGCGCCGGTTCTCCAACCGTTCGCCGACGCGCTCGCCGGCCTGAAGGACGAGGACGCCGAGTACGTGTTCGGCACGTGCCTGTCCGTCGTCGAACGGTGGCAGGGCGCGGGCTGGGCGAAGGTGTGGTCGGCCGCGCACAAGACGTCGATGTTCGACGATATCGGCATCGACGTGATGCTGCCGCTCGTCGTGCGCGTCGTGGTGGCGAACCTCGGTCCTTTTATCAGCGGGCTGCTTACCAGCCAAGCGAGCAGCCCAGCGGCGACCTAGGCTGGATTCGCACGCTGCCCGGCGGCGAGGACTGGCTGCTCGCGCCGGTGCACGCCCAGATGTGCCGGTACGAGTCGCTGATCGACGGAACGCTCGGCCTGGCCGACGTCGCGCTGATGAACGATTCCCTTGCTGTCCGAGCAGACAACGAAGCGGCGTTCCGCCGCAAGCAGGAAAGAGAAAATGGCTGATTCCGTCGTCATCCGCGAATTCCTGGTCGCGCTCGGTTTCAAGGTCGACCAGAAGGGCCTGAAGAATTTCAAGGAAGGCGTCGAGGACGTCACGAAGGGCGTAACGCAGCTCATCGCTACGATCTCCGGCGCCGCCCTGACCGTCAGCGCCGGCGTCGCGGCATTCGCGTCGAAGCTCGAGCGCCTGTATTTCGTGGCACAGCGCACCGGCGCGTCGGCGACCAGCCTGCGCGGGTTCGAGTTCGCCGCGCGGAATATGGGCGTCTCGGCCGAGGCGGCGACCGGCACGATCGAGAACCTCGCGCGCTTCCTGCGCAACAACCCGGCTGGCGAGGGCTATCTCGCGACGCTCGGCGTGCAGACGCGCAATGCCAACGGCGAGCTGCGCGACACGGTCGACATCATGTCCGACCTCGGCGGCGCGTTGGCGAAGAAGCCGACGTGGCTCGCGAGCCAGTACGGGAACATCCTCGGCATCGACGAGAACCTGATGCTCGCGATGCGCAACGGGGACTTCGAGAAGCTCCTGAAGCAGTACCGCGAGATGTCGAAGACTACCGGCCTGGACAAGGCGGCCGACGACTCGCACCGCTTCATGACGCAGCTGCGCGGGCTCGGTACGACGTTCGAGAACCTCGGCATCCGCGTTGAAGGCGCGATGCTGCAGAAGATCGGCCCGCAGCTCGATCGATTCCAGCGGTGGATGGACGAGCACGGCGAGCAGATCGCGAATCGCATCGCCGACATCGCGAACGCGGTGCTGAAGGCGGTCGAGGTAATGGGGCCGCCGCTGGCGTGGCTGGCGGACAAGTTCGTCGAGCTCGATCGGGGGACGAACGGCTGGTCCACGAAGATCCTGTTGCTTGGCTTCGCGCTCAAGGCGCTGGGCGTGTTCCGGATCGCCAAGGGGATCTGGAAGGCCGCGGCGGCGCTCCGCGCGATGGGAGCGGCCGGCACCGGCGCCGCGAGTGGAATCTCCAGCGTGATCGGCCAGGTGGGTTCGCTGATCGGGCTGCTGCTGCGGTTGTCGGCCGTCGCCGGAGCCGCGTTCGCCGGCTGGAAGATCGGTGATGCGCTGCGTGACTCGGTGGACGGGTGGATTTCGAAGGCGTCCGGCGGAAAATTCCGCTCGATCTGGGACTTTCTGACCGGGAAGGATCGGCGCGGGCTCGACGCGACGGGCGGGTACACGCAGGAGGAGATCGACAGCGTGAAGGACGGGGGCGGCGCCAAGTTGACGGCGCCGCGCGGCGCGCCGACGGGGGGCTCGCCGGCGTCGGCTTCAGCAGCCGCGCCGGCCGGGATCACTGGCACGATGTCGAGCCTTGCCGACACGGCGTTCGGCCGCCTGATCTCGCGCGGCGAGGGCGACTACAACAGCGTGAACCGCGGCGCGCGCGGCGGATACCGGTCGGGGACGGAGAACCTCGAGGGCATGACGTTGGCGCAGGTCATGGCGGCGCAGCGCGCCGGCCAGTTCAATGCCGCAGGCCGCTACCAGATCATCGGCGGCACGTTGTCTGAAGCGGCGAGCGCGATGAAGCTGAACGGCAGTGAGATGTTCGACCGGAAGCTGCAAGACCGGATCTTCAGCGAGTATCTGGTGCGCAACAAGCGGCGTGCGATCGCGGATTACGTCGAGGGGCGTAGCGGCGACTTGCGTGCGGCGCTGCGCGCGGCGTCGCGCGAGTGGGCGAGCGTGGCGGACCCGGACACGGGCCGCAGCTACTACGCTGGCAAGGGCAACAACCGTGCGAGTATCTCGGCGGCCGAGCTGGAGGCAGCACTGCGCAACACGCGCGCGACGTACCAGCAGCCGGCCGCCGTCGCCGCGCAGGCCGCTGGCTCGCGCGCCGGTGGGGGGAGGATCGAGGTGAACCAGACCACGCAGATCCACGTGAATGGCGCCGGCGATGCGTCGGCGGCTGGCCGCGCGGTGGAGCGCGAGCAGCGCGCGGTGAACTCGGACATGGTACGGAACCTTCAGGGGGTGATCGCATGACCCTCGACATGATCATGATCTCGCCGAAGAAGATCGGCAGCATCCGGGTGCAGGTCGCGATCGAGGAGGTCTACAACGACGAGCTGACCATCACGGAGCATCCGGTGGAGCAGGGGGCGCAGATCACCGATCACGCCTTCAAGCGTCAGCCAGATCTCGCGATGCGGTGCGGCTGGAGCAACGCCGACTACGAAGCGCTGCTCGGCGCCGTGGAAGCGACGTTCGAAGGTGGTGGCTTGCCGTCCGCGCAGTACGTGAACGCGATCTACTCGCAGCTTCTCAAGCTGCAGGAGGACCGTACGCCGTTCGACGTGACGACGAGCCGCCGAACCTACCGGAACATGCTTCTGCAGGGGCTGCGGCTCACGACCGACGCGAAGACGTCGAGCGCGCTGATCTTAACGGCGACGCTCAAGCAAATCCGTATCGTGCAGACGCAGGTGACGAAGCTGCCGCCGCGCGAAAATCAGGCCGATCCGGCGTCGACGGCCGAGACGGGGAACGGTGGCACGAAGGCCGCCATGCCGGCGACGCCTGCGCCGGGCGGCGCGGTACCGCCTGGGAGTATGTAATGCCGAGCTTCTTCGAGATTCCGTTTTCGCCGCGCCCGGAGCGCTTCACCGTGACGCTGAGCGGGACCGACTATCGCCTGACCGTCCAGTACCGCAAGGCCGGCGGCGCGGGATGGGTGCTCGACATCGCGGATGCATCGGACAACCCACTGGTGTTCGGCATCCCGCTGGTGACCGGCGTCGACCTGCTCGCGCAGTACAAGCATTTGGGCTTTCAAGGGCGTTTGTGGGTGCAAGGCGCTGAGGATCCCGACGACGTTCCGACGTTTGAGGATCTGGGCATCGGATCGCACGTTTTCTGGGTGACGGACCAATGAGCGTTCAGCAGTTCGGCCGCAAGGTGTCGCTGGTCATCGGCTTCGACAGCGGCGAAGCGCTCGACCTGTCCGAGCTACGGATCGTGTTCCGCGTGCAGCGGGGCGACTTGCAGACGCCGAACCAGGCACGCATCCGCGTGTACAACGTCTCCGCGACGACTGCGCGGCGCGCGCGGAAGGAGTTCACACGCGTCGTGCTGCAGGCTGGCTACGAGGGCAACTACGGGATCGTCTTCGACGGCCAGATCAAGCAGGTGCGCCGCGGGCGCGAGAGCCAGACCGACACGTTCCTCGACATCACGGCGGCGGACGGCGACTCCGCGTACAACTTCGCCGTTGTGAACACGACGCTCGCGGCCGGCTCAGTCGCGACGGACCACGTCTCGGTGGCGATCGCCGCCATGAATCCGTACGGCGTGTCGCTCGGCTACATGCCGCAGGTGACGTCGAATCCGCTACCGCGCGGGAAGGTCATGTTCGGGATGGCGCGCGACTTCCTCCGCGGGATCGCGAAAACGACTCAGACAGTCTGGAGCATCCAGGACGGCAAGGTCGTGATGGTGCCCGAGACCGCGTACATGCCTGGCGACATCCCGAAGATCACGTCGGAGACTGGCATGGTCGGATTGCCGCAGCAGACGGCGAACGGCATCGAAGTGAAGATGCTGCTGAATCCGAGCGTGAAAATCGGCCGGCTGATCTGGCTCGACAACGCAAGCATCCAGCAGTACGAGTACAGCCTGAACGTCGGCCAGCAGGCCGAGAACGAGCGGATCGAGATGCAGGCGAAGCTCGATGACGATGGCTTCTACTATGTGATGCTCGCGGAGGTCAGTGGCGACACGCGCGGTGGAGAGTGGTACACGAGTGTGATTTGCCTCGCGGCCGACGTCACGGTGCTGCCCGACTCGTTCAAGGACAAGGCGGCGGTGCCGTCCGCCGACGTGATCAAGCGGTTCGGCTAGCGGCCGTACGTCGGCAGTGCCTTGATGGTCATCGTCGTGTTCTCGCCGTTGCGCTTCACGTCTGCGCGTGCGAGCACGTTAAGCGGCATCGACTTCGTCGGCATCTTCGGCACGATGATCACGGCGTCGCCATCGATCGTCTCGCCCCAGCATCCGATGTCCCATACGCCGCGGTAGGACTCGTAGCGCCGCATGTTCTTCGCGTTCGCGAGCGGCAGATCGCACTTCCGCTCGGTGTACAGGATGGTCGGGAATTCGTTCTCGATGGTCGTGCCGACTTTCATGCCGGCGAACGGGTAGACGTAGGCGTCGTCGGCGAAGGCGGCGAGCGGCGCGAGCAGCGCGGCGGTCAACAGCAGTTTTTTCATTTTCATCCCATGGATCGACGTGAAAGGGTAGGCGACCCGGAGGTCGCCCTGCGTGAAGCGTTTGACGGCGTGCGCGCGGGCATCTGGACAGCGCTGCCCGGCATCATCCAGGCGTTTGATGCCGCAGCGCTGACATGCAGCGTGCAGCCGGCCATCAAGGCGCAGGTGCGCGGCATCGACGGCACGATCCAGAGCGTCGCGCTGCCGCTGCTGGTCGACTGCCCGGTCCAGTTTCCCGCCGGCGGAAATTGTACTTTGACCTTCCCGGTGAAGCCGGGCGACGAGTGCCTCGTCGTGTTCGCGTCGCGCTGCATCGACGCCTGGTGGCAGTCGGGCGGGGTGCAGGAGCAGGCCGAACTGCGCATGCACGACCTGTCCGACGGGTTCGTGCTGCTTGGCTACCGGTCGCGGCCGCGCGCGCTGGCCGGCGTGAGCGGCAGCTCGACGCAGCTGCGCAGCGACGACGGCGCGACGTACATCGACCTGAATCCGACGCTGCAGAAGGTGAAGATCGTCGCGCCGGGCGGATTCGACGTCGTCGCGCCGCTGTCGACCTTCTCGGCCGCGGTGACGATCACGGGCCTGCTGACGTTCGTCGGCGGCATGATCGGCAGCGCGGCGAGCGGCGCCGCCGCGGTGTTCAACGGCATCCTGAACGTGATCGGCCAGATCACGGCGAATGGCAAGCGCGTCGATGACACGCACACGCACGCCGACCCGCAGGGCGGCAATACCGGCCCGGTCAACTGAGATTCCCATGCGATACAGAAAGCAGGACGCTGATGGCGATTACGTCTTCGGCCGGGGCGACGCCGACTTCCTCGTCAATGTACCGGAGGCGGTCGCGCAGGCTGTTCAGACGCGCCTTCGGCTGCTGCGCGGCGAGTGGTTCCTCGACACGACGGTCGGCATGCCGTGGGCGACCGACGTGCTCGGGAAGTACACCAGTGGCACTTACGACGCGGCGATCCGCCAGTGCATCCTCGGCACGCAGGGCGTGACCGAGATCACGAACTACTCGAGCTCGGTTGACCCGGAGACGCGCAAGCTGAGCGTCTCCGCGACGATCAACACCATCTACGGCGACACCACAGTGAAAACGACGCTATGACGATTTCGAGCCCTGTTGCGGTAATCGATGCAAACGGCGTCACCGCGCCGTCGTATGCCGAGATCCTCGACTACTGGCAGACCAAGTACCGGTCGATCTACGGCCAGGACACCTACCTCGAGCCGGACAGCAAAGACGGACAGCTCCTTGCCGTGATCTCGGCTGCGTTCAACGACAGCAACTCGGTGGCGATCGCGATCTACCAGTCGTTCAGCCCCGCTACGGCACTGGGCGCGGCGCTGTCGAGCAACGTGAAGATCAACGGCATCGCACGGAAGGTCGCGTCGTACTCGAGCGCCGACCTCGTGCTCGTCGGCCAGGCCGGCGCAACGATCACGAACGGGGCGGCGAAGGACGCCAACGACGTGAAATGGCTTCTGCCGGCGACCGTGACGATCCCGCCGAGCGGCACGGTCACCGTCACGGCGACGTGCGCGGCGATCGGTGCTGTCGCGGCGCGCGCCGGCACGATCAACCAGATCGCGACGCCGGCGTTCGGCTGGCAGACGGTGACGAACCCGGCGGATGCGGCCGCCGGCGCGCCGGTCGAATCCGACGCCGCGTTGCGCCAGCGCCAGACCGTGTCGACCGCGCTTCCGTCGCTTACGGTGCTCGACGGCATCATCGGTGCGGTGGCGAACGTCGTGGGCGTCACGCGCTATGCCCCGTACGAGAACGACACGAGTGTGACGGATGCGAATGGAATCCCGTCGCATTCGATTTCGCTCGTGGTCGAGGGCGGCGACGCGACGGCGATCGCCAACGCGATCGCGTCGAAGAAGACGCCAGGGGCCGGCACGTACGGCACGACGGCGATCGTTGTCACGGACATCTACGGCCGGCCGATCACGATCAAGTTCTTCCGCCCAACGGCCGCGCCAATCACGGCCACCATCACGCTCAAGGCGCTCGCGGGCTACACGACACAGACCGGCCAGCAGATCCAGCAGGCGGTGTCGGACTACGTCAACGGCGTGCAGATCGGCGGCGGCCTGTCCGGTAGCGTGGAGTGGGGCGACGCGCTTACCGCGGCGAACGGCGTCGGCGGCGGCGTGACGTTCAAGCTGTCCGGACTGACGCTGAGCGGGCCGCGCGGCGCGGGCACGCCCGACTACGGGCTGCAGTTCAACGAAGCGGCGTCTTGCACGCCCGCGAGCGTGACTCTGGTGGTGACCTGATGGCCGACCTGAACGATTACACCGCGCTGATCACGTCGGAGCACCGCGACAAGCCGAGGTACATGGCGACGATCGCGGCTGTTGTGCAGCCGCTCGTCGACCAGATGAATCTGCTCGCGAGCACGCCCGGCAAGTTCGACCTAGACGTCGCCGTTGGCGATCAGCTCGACACGGTCGGCCTGTGGGTCGGCGTGTCGCGGCGGATCCGCACGCCACTGACTGGGATCTACTTCTCGTTCGACATCGACGGACTTGGTTTCGATCAGGGGATCTGGAAGGGGCCGTTCGATCCCGACACGGGCCTGACCATCCTCGACGACGACACGTACCGGCTGGTCATCCGCGCCAAGATCGGCGCGAACCATTGGGACGGGACGCTCGCATCGAGCGCGGTGATCCTGAACAGCATCTTCGGCGCGGACACGCACGTGTTCATCGAGGACCACCAGGACATGTCGATGACGATCGGGATCGCCGGAAGGGTTCCGTCCGCGGTGTTTCTCGCGCTGCTCGCCGGCGGCTATATCCCGCTGAAGCCTGAGGGCGTGCGCGTCAACTACACGATCGTCACGACTGTCGACGGCGCCCCGATGTTCGGCTTTGACATGTCCGGCCCATACGTGGCTGGCTTCGATGTCGGCGCATGGGGCAAGCCGGTCTGACCCACACAACGCATTCACGCTTTGAGCCGCCTTCGGGCGGCTTTTTTATTACCCGGAGCATTGATGGCAACCAGTGATTTTCTCCCGTTCGGTGGCGGTGGTGCCGCGAACGTCATCGATCAGCCTACCTATGCCGCACTGGCGGCCCGTCTGAGCGGCTTCCAATCCGGAACGGCGCAATCGGCGCAGCTCAACAAGGTCTGGCGCCAATCGAGCATCATGGCCGCGGTCCTCGCGCAGTTCATCGCCGACCTGACCGGGCAGAATGCGATCGACGACGGCACGACGGCGACGCTGCTCGCGAACCTGAAGGCGGCTGTCAGCGCCCAGTCGATCGACGTTGTCGGCACTGCGCGCAAACTGCGAGCCACCTGCGCGGCCAACGCAACTTCGATCACCTTCACGGCTGATCAGCTTGTCGTCGCGACCGGGCTGGGCGGGCTGTCGTATATGCTGCCGAGCTTCAACAAGACGCTCAATCTCGGCACGATCGGCGCCGGCGGCATGGACACGGGCACGGCGACGGCCGGCGGCTGGCTCGCGGTCTACGCGATCTACAACCCGACGACTGCGACGGCCGCGCTGCTCGGCACGATGGAGACGACGGCGGCCGCCACCTCGGTGTACAGCGGTGCGAATATGCCAGCAGGCTATACTGCGTCGGCGCTTCTCGCCGTGCTTCCGATGAGCAGCACCGTGGGGCAGTTGAAGGGATGTGGCGTGAATGGTCGACGCGTTATCGTGCCGAAGCTGCTTACTTTTCAGACATCTTCCGTCACGTCATCCCCAACTAGCTTCTCGCTTGCTGGAGCCGTTCCAAAGGCCGCAGTAAGGTGCTCGGGAACAATTTCCGTTGGCTCAACTTCGAATAGTCAGATTGGCATTGCGATCGACAGCGACGCTGTTTTAGCACTCGGAGATCAAAACGTAAGCGTTTCGAATAGCGTCGCGGCAACTGGTAATTATGTGATCGATCTTCTGACGTCGCAGATACTGTATTACGTCAACCAGAATTCGATCGGAACACCGACTTTCTCTCTCTATGTCTCGGCATACGAGATCTAAATATGACGACCGTATACGTGCAGTTTTCTGATTTCGAAAAATCGACAATTATCGGTTACGCATCCTGTCCTCAACCGGATGAGACTTGGCCATTTCAGGGAGGAATCGACGTCGCGGATTCACGTTGGAGCGCCTACTACGCATCTCTGGATAAAGAATTGCGGAAGTACGTTCCGGCACCGACGTCCGGTGGGAATTAGGCTGGTCGCGCGCCTGAAATCTCTTTGTTGGCAATGATCGCGGCCAGTCTCGCTCCTTTGCGTCTGAGCGGAGTCTCTACCAGTCGATAGTTCAGCTCAGAAAATACCGCTACCAATGCGAGAGCAGTGATGGCATATCGGATTGTGTAGGTTCCGTTGGGTGCGGGCAAGCCTTTGGAAGTAGCCCAATTGCTCCAGATCTCATGCGTCAACATGAACGCCGGAAGGTGAGAAAGATAGATCGCGTACGAGCGTGAACCAATGTACGACAGGATCGGACTTAGCGCTCTGATTGGTAGGATGTAGCCTCGATCGAACGAAGCCATGAAGACAAGTATCGCGGACGCTATGGCCATCAGGCCAACGTGAAACGGAACCATAGCAAGAGCGGAGGGGATGACCATTATCCCGCCTATCAGCGCCAGAGATGCCAGGCTGGCGACAGGTCGATTACGCAATGACGTGGGTTCGAAAATGCGATACTCCGACGTGCGGGAAAAAATATAGATGACAATTCCCCACATGAGTGCATCGAGACGTACATACCATGAGAAATCTACAATCGTTGCTCGAACAAGCGGAAACTGGAGGGCGATTGCTGCCAGCAGAACCTTCCATCGCCATGCGACAGGCGTGAGCAGAATGAAGAACGGAAATACGAGGTAGAACTGTTCTTCCAGCGCCAAACTCCAGTAGACGCCGTTCGGGTGCATTGGCAGACCAAAATACTGACTAAGATTCGCGGTAAATGAAAGAACGGCGATCGAACTCCGAATGGCTTCGGCAGGCGTGCCAAATATACCAGTCTTGTTGAAGTAGATCGAACAGATCAGCCCGATGGCCAGCCAGAGCCATGCGGAAGGCATGAGTCGATATGCACGGCGGACCCAGAATGCCTTAATCGTTTGCCATTGCTTTTCGTTAGCGTGCGCGGTGTCGAGAGCTTCAACAAAAGATTTGCTGACGATGTATCCGGAGATGCAAAAGAATAGGTCGACGCCACCCCAGAACTGCAGGTAATCAGAAAGGCGTCCGAGTGGGTTTGGGGTCCAGCGAAATAGCAAAACCAAGTGATTGAGGCATGTGATTATGACGGCTGCAGCTCGTAGCGCCTCGATTTCCTGATTTTTGCTTTGCATTCGCGTGCTCGTGATTTTTTACTACACCATCTTACCAGACGATGGCGTTTTATCTGACAAATCTACGCCGCCTTCGGGCGGCTTTTTCTTTTCGGGGGCTCGATGAAGAGCGACGTCGTAGCGAGCGCGGCGAAGGCATCACCGGCGGTGCTCGGCAATTTCTGGTTGTGGCTCACGAGCCACGACATCAACTGGTACGTCGCACTGGCGACGCTCGGCTACATCGGGCTGCAGGCGTACTACCTGATCAAGAACAAGGGAAAGAGGGAGTTGATCGATGGCTAACGTACCGAAGAAGACGCTTGTGGGTGTTGTGGGGGCTGCTACGGCAGCCCTTCTTGTTTCTATCGTCCCGAAGTTCGAAGGGACGAACCTAGTCGGCTATCTCGACCCCGTCGGCATCCCGACGAAGTGCATGGGCGATACGACGAACGTCGTCGTCGGCCAGCGGTACAGCGAGGCCGAGTGCCGCGAATCGCTCGAGCGGCAGCTGATCGCGCATGCCGAGCCGGTGCTGAAGTGCACGCCAGGGCTGAAGGGGCACACGTACCAGCTCGCGGCCGCGGTGAGCTTCGCCTACAACGTCGGCACGTCGGCGTACTGCGGCAGCGATACGGCGAAGCGCTTCAACGCCGGCGACTGGCGCGGCGCGTGCCGCGCGATGAACCAGTCGGACGCGGGCCGGCCGCAGTGGGTCTATTCGGACGGGCGCGTGTTGCCCGGCCTGGTGAAACGGCGCGCCGAAGAGCGCGCACTCTGCGAGCGCGACCTATGACGACCACGAAAACTCACGAGACCCGCCGCACGCTGTCCGAGGACGTTTTCTACCCGGACCACGAGCCCCGCACCGAATCGGCGACCTTCCGCGCGAGCAAGCGCGCGATGAAGAAGGAGGGCGGCTACGTTTGCGCGGTGTGCGGCGACGACCAGGCCGTTGAGTCGCACCACCGGTTCTTCGAGTGGGCGTTCTCGCACGCGATCGACTGGAAGTGGATCCGCGGCGTCGCGCTGAACCAGGTCGACACGATGTTCAGCCACAAGCTGCAGCGCGTCGTGCCGATCCCGCGCCAGCACCCGGTGTGGGACGTGATCAGGCTGACGCAGGGCTTTGACTGGGAGGCATTCGACCCGGCGAAGCCCGAGGCGTTCGTCGACTCGACCTACAACCAGCTGCTGCTGTGCGCGCTGCACCACCGCGGCAAGGACCACGGCCGGCACGAAGAAAGCGACCCGGTCTGGAGCGTGCAGGCGTTCCTGCTGCCGGACTTCGTCTACTCGCCGGACGAGCTCAAGCAGCTGCACGCGAAGGAGCCGAAATGATCTTCCTGAAATTCGCATGGCCGTACCTGCTGGCCGCGCTGCTCGGCGCGGCTGCTGGCGCCGGCATCGAGCACCTGATCGGCGCGCGCGAGCTCGCCGACGAGCAGGCCGCGCGCGCGGCGGACGGGCAGCGGCATGCCGGCGACCTGGCGGCGATCTCACGTGCGGCACTCGCCTCAGAACAGCGCGCGATCGCCGCCCACGACGCGGCCGCCTCGCAGGTGGCGGCCGTCGACGCACAACTCACGAAGGAGCGAATCGACCATGAAACCGAAAATCGCAGCCTGCGCGCTGCTCTCGCTGCTGGCACTGACCGGCTGCGCGTCGCCGTCCGGAACTGCACTGCAGCCGGTGCCGACGGTCTGCCCGGAGTTGCCGGCGCCGCCGGCGTGGGCGATGGTGCCGCCGCCGTCGCAGACCTCGACCCAGCGGTTGCGGAGCGCGTTTTCGGGGTCTCCGGCGACGACCAGCGCGAAATCGACAAACTGAAGGCGGTGCAGGGATGGGTGTGCGCGGTGCGGCCGGCGACGCCGGGCTGCCAGTGAACGCGCAGAGTCTTCAGTACATTCCGGCACGCCGCATCTCGTCTCTCAGCAGGTGCAGCAACCGGTGGAACGGCCCGTGCGGACCGCCCAGTTCGCCCTTGTCTTTCACATTGCGATCCCACATTTCCCACCAGTCCATGACCTTCTGAAGCGATCTCCGGAGCATCACGATTTCGAGGATCAGGCGGCGCATTTCAGGATCGCGATGCGTGCGCCACATCGCACGCAGTTCAGTTTCGCTCGGCGCGTCGAAGGCGGGAATTGTGGGTGTGCGTTTGACGAACGGGTCCTTGAGCGGCACCACGTTCCGGTCGACCTTCGTTTCTTCGAGCGGTTGCGCGTCGGCATCGGGGATTAGCTGGCCGATATACGAGACCACCTCATCGGCGGTGAACGGCATATACGTGCGTCGGCGCTCACCGGTATCGACGTCCGTGTACTCCCAGATGTACGCCCAGCGGGGTTTCATAATACAAAAACAATACTGTATGGATATACAGTTTATCGCGCGGTAAGATGCTCTCGTCAAGTCTCAAAAATGGGGAGCTGACGATGTGCACGAACTACCGCGCGCCGGACGAGGATCCAGGTTTCAGCGAGCTGCGGCTTGGCCTGATCGATCTTTGGAAGCGGACGCCGTGGGAGCCCGAAATCTGGCCGGACTATGCAGCGCCGATCGTGCGCGCCGACGGAGACGCCGCGGCGGCCGCGATCGCGAACTTCGGCATGATCCCCAAGGGCCACCAGCCGCAGGGCAAGAAGTACTTGACCGTGAACGCGCGTGCGGAGACGGTCGGCGAGAAGCCTGCGTATCGGACGGCCTGGCGCGCCGGGCAGCGCTGCCTGATTCCGGCCCGCTGGATCTACGAGCCGAACTGGGAGACGGGGAAGCACGTGCGCTACCGTATCGGCATCGGCGACTGGCAGCCGTATTGTGTCGCGGGCGTCTGGCGCGCGTGGAAGGAGCCGGATGGCGCGGAGACGCTCGCGATGGCGATGCTGACCGTGAACGCCGACGAGCATCCGGTCATGAAGCACATGCACCGGCTCGGCGACGAGAAGCGCTCGGTCGTGATCCTGCGGCCGGCCGACTACGACGAGTGGCTGCACACGACGAACGTCGACGCGGCGCGGGCGATGCTGCAGCTCTATCCGGGCGACGAGATGGCCGCCGAGCCGGCGCCGAAGTGA